GGTGCTCACCGAGCGCCAGCCGAACATCTGCCCGGTGCGGACCATGGCCGCGATGTGCGGGTGGCTCGCCGGGCAGGCCGAGTGGGTCATGTACCGGGACTGGGCGGGTGACATGGCCGGCGCGGTCACCTCCGCCACCGGCCGCGCCATCGCGGTCCTCGACCCGATGCCCCGCGCGGAGATCCCGATCCCCGCCGCCGTCAACTGGTGCCCCGCCTGCGACCATGCGGGCGGCCTGTCCGCCGTCGTCAGCCAGGACCCCGCCGACCGGCGGCAGTCCATGGTCACCTGCGCCATGTGCCTGCACGAGTGGGACGCCACGCAGTGGCTCCGGCTCGGCCAGGTCATCACCCGCCACCGCGACACCGGGAAGGCAGCATGACCATGGACGATGACCCGCAGGCACGCCAGAGGCAGAGCGAGGCCCGCTGGAGCGCCACCCCGGACACCATCATCCTGAACGGGGTAGAGACGCGGATCGTCAAGCCCCCGCCCCCGTCGATCGTCGTAGCGGCTGACGACGGCACCGAGCTGCTGCGCATCGACTTGACGGAACACGGAACGCTCGACGTGACCGGCGCCGAGGACCGCTGGACTGAAGGCGCGGCGCGGTTTGTCGCCGAGGTGCGCCGCATGCTCACGGAGGCAACACCATGACCAGCTTGCAAGCGATCCTCCTACCCGGCGACGTGCTCGCCGTCCGGGGCAACAGCACCCCAGACGAGATCATCCGCATCGGCCAGGAACTCAACGGCAAGCCCGGCCTCGACAACCACATCGCGATAATGCACCACTGGGACGGCGACGTGCCATGGGGGCTGGAGGGCAAGCCCGGCGGCGTCGGATGGGCTGACCTGCGCAGTTACATCGCCAGCCCGTACACCATGGACAACTGCGCGCAGCCCGGCCGCGATGATGCGAGCCGCGCCATGGTCGCGGCGGAAGCGCAGAAGATGCTCGGCACCAGCTACGACTGGGCGGCCATCGCCGACGACACGCTCCGCGCGTTCCACATGGGCGACCTGTTCAGCCAGACCATCAACGGCACGGTGCCCGGCCACGTGGTGTGCTCGTCCTACGCCGCGTTCCTCTACGAGCGCGCCGGATGGGAACACCCCATGGTCGCCGACCGGGACTGCGAGCCCGCCGACTGGACGGAACTCGTCATGGCCAAGGGCTGGAACGTGCGACTGGAGGCGTGACCATGGACGACCTGATCGCGTTCATCAAGGCGCGGCTCGACGAGGACGAGGCGAACGGCCGTCACGCCCTGGCGCTGTGGCCCAGCACTCACTTCACCATCGACCCCGGCTCGCTGGTCATCGTCGAGTTCCACCGGCGCCATGACCCTGACCGCGACCTGCGCGAGATCGCGGCCAAGCGCGCGATCCTGGCCATGGATGACGACAGTGAGGGATACGCCTACAGCGTCGCCGTGAGCCGCGCCATCGTCCACCTCGCCGCCGCATGGTCGGACCACCCGGACTACCGCGCCGAGTGGGCGCCTGATGCCAGCGCCTTACCTGACCATGGCTGACCTTGCGAAGCTCTACCGCGTCCACCTCCGCACCGCGCAGCGGTGGGCAGCCGAGGACAAGTGGCGGCGCACCATGGGTAAGCCCGTCAAGTACTCGGTGGCTGACGCGCAGCAGAGCTACGAGCAACGGCGCGACCATGGCCGGCAGCGGCGCGCGGCAAGACCGGGTAACACGCGACTCGCCACTGCGCTTGAACATCCTTGACATAACTGCCACCATGGCTGCCATACAGTAGCCGGACGTGTCCCCAGGGAACGCCCGGCTTTCGCGTTCCCGGAGGCCAGCCATGGTTGACCGCGCGTTCCTCCGCTGGGCCTGCGTCATCGCCGCGCTGCTGTTCGCGCTGCTGTGGCTCGTGTCCGTCACCGTCACCGGCTTCGCCGCACCATCGTGGATACCGCCCGCCGGACTGCTCGCCATCGTCCTGGCCGTCGCGATACCGCCGTCGCCCGCGCCGTGAGCCGCTACACCGGAACGACAGCGCAAAGAGGCTACGGCGCATCTCACCAGGCGCTGCGCAAGCAGCTGCTCGCACGCTGGCGGCCCGGCGACCCGTGCGCACGCTGCGGCCAGCCGATGCTCTACCGCTGGATGACCGACGGCAGCGGGCGCCGAACCAGCGCGATCGACCTCGGCCACACCGACGACCGCACCGCCTACACTGGCCTCGAGCACAGGTCATGCAACCGCCGCGACGGGCAGCGCAAGACCACCGCCGTACTACGCAGGCGCGGGCCCATGCCAGCACGGCAGCTGGCAGCCGTACGGATGCGGCAGTGGCAGGCGAGTGCGAAGGCAGTGGCAGGCGCGGCAAGGCAGGCACGGAACTGGTGACGACCACCCGCCGTGACCAGCCGCGAGGTCACAGGCAGTGACCACGGTCAGCGCCGACCACCCGCCCGGTCATCAGTGACCACCCGCCGGTTTACCATCCACCGGGCCTGATCGACCATCGCTAGGCCGCTGACCAGCGGAAATGCGGGGGCGGTCGAATCGCGCCCGGAATGTCCGATTCTGGGCCGACTCCGCAGCCAAACTTCATATGTTGACGGTTCAAGCGTAACGTTTCCAGTGACGGAGGGTGACCGGGTGGCTGATTCGGGCGCGCTGCGGGTGCGCCGGGCCCGCGCTCACGCGGCCGGCGATCACTCGCTGTGCAAGCGCTGCGCGGCTGTTCGCGTTGACGCGCCGCCACGCCTGACGGCCCTCCCGCCGGTGCCGCGTGACGCGAGCGCGGCCGAGGTTGACGCGGCGCTTGAGATGCGCCGGCTGGCCCTCCGCCTGGTGACCGCGCACGAGAGCGAGCCGGCGAACACGCTCCTGGCGCGCGAGCTGCGGATGACGCTCGCCGAGCTGATGCCGAAGGGCAAGCAGGACGCTGATGCCGACCTCACGGGGCTCTTCAGCGCTTTGCAAGCCTAGGTTCGCGACCCCGGCGACGCCCGGGCGGGCGAACCTGGCGGACGGCATCGCGAAGACGGCGCAGGTGCTGAACTTCCGCACGCCGCTGGGCCCGGGCCTGATGCCGTGGCAGCACGAGATGAACCAGGTCGCGACGGAGCTGGACAGCCGCGGGCGGCTTGTCTACCGCCAGGTGGTCATCGAGGTGATGCGGCAGCAGGGCAAGTCGGTTGACCTGCTGTCGATGATGATCGCGCGGGGTTTGCGGCGGCCGGGGACGCAGATCTCGTACACGGCGCAGACGCGGCTGGACGCGCGGCACCGGATGATCGACGTGTGGTGGCCGCGTATCCAGGGCTCGAAGCTGGCGCGGTTCATTGACATCCGCAAGGGGTCGGGCTCGGAGGCGCTGGTGTTCGCGAACGGGTCGATGCTGGGCCTGGTGAGCAACACGCAGACCTCCGGTCACGGTGACAACCTGGACCTGGGCGTGATCGACGAGGCGTGGGCGCAGCATGATGATCACCTGGAGCAGGCGATGCGCCCGGCGATGATGACGCGGGACGCGCAGCTGTGGGTGGTGTCGGCGGCGGGTGACGAGCGGTCTGAGTACTTCCGCCGGAAGGTGGAGGACGGCCGGAGCCGCGCGCAGATGGGCGTGACGGAGGGCGGCTGCTACGTCGGCTACTCGGCGCCGGATGACGCGGAGCCGGGGGACCCGGCGACGTGGCGGGCGTGCATGCCGGCGCTGGGGATCACGGTGACCGAGGAGACGGTGGCGACGGACTTCGGGCTGATGGAGCTCAGCGAGTTCCGCCGAGCGTACTTGTGCCAGTGGCCGGAGGTCGCGAAGCCGGGCTGGGGCGTGATCGGCCAGGACGCGTGGGGCGCGGCGGCCGCGCCGAGCGGGCTGCTGTGAGCGGCGAGGTCGCGTTCGGGGCGGCGATCAGCGAGGACCGGAAGCTGGCGTCGGTGGTCGCGGCAGGGCGCAGCGCGGCGTCGGGGAAGGTGCTGGTCGACCTGGCGCCGTACTACGGTCACCCGCGGGCTGTGGTGGCCCGGCTGGGGGAGCTGTACGAGAAGCATGACCCGGTCGCGGTGGTGGTGAACGCGAAGGCGCAGTCGGGGACGCTGGTGGAGCCGCTGAAGACGGCGGGGATCATCGCGGTGCTGCCGTCGGCGGAGGACGTGGCGGTGGCGCACGGGCAGTTCCTGGACCTGGTGAACGACGGGGGCCTGGAGCACCTGGACCAGAAGCCGCTGACGGACGCGGTGCGGGCGGCGCAGCAGCGGCCGTTGTCGGGTGCGAAGGCGTGGGACCCGAAGGCGCCGGTGGACCAGTCGCCTCTTGTGGCGGCGACTTTGGCGGTGTGGGCGTTCCTGCGGTGGGAGGAGCTGGCCGCGCCGGGCGTGTGGAATATCTAGGGAGGTCACGATGCCAACACCGGAAAACGATCCTGCGGTAGGCGATCCGGTTATCCTGCGTGGCCGTATCAAGGCCATCGACAGTGGCGTCGCGCTTGTCGAGGTGTACCGGACGTACCCGGTCGGCGGCACCGTCGCAGTCCAGTGCGGAGCGCTGGAACTCAACGAGACGCCAGATGGCCCGGACGAAGCCGAGGCTTCCGACGAGGACCGTATCCGCGAGGCGATGAACGAGGCGCAGGAGCACCCTGGCCGGACCGTGACGAGGTAAGCCGTGCGCCTGTCCGTAATCCTGCTTGTCGTCGCCCTGGCGGGCGTCCTCGGCGGTGGCGCCCTGATTGGCCTGCCTGCGCTGGGCGGGTGCCTGATCTTCGACTCGCTGGCGGTGGGCGTGTGGGCTTTGTGGCGTGATGACGGGTCGCGGGCGGTGCCGGGCGTGCACGAGGTGCCGACGCTGGCGCAGGTGCTTGAGAGGGCCCGCGCGTCGTGAGCATCCCGCTGCGCATCGTCGACCGGCCGCCTGCGGGCGAGCCTGAGCCGGGCATGATGTGGCGCTACCCGGACGGCGACGAGGGCGGCCGCGAGTGCTGGTGGGTCGTGCTGCCGAATACCAAGCCGCAGGGGCCCGGCTATGCCTCGGAAATCACCTGGCGCACGACTGACCGGGCATCCTCGCCGCCTCACGAGATGTGGCAGGTGAGCGGCACGCCCCCGCTGATCACGGTCACTCCGTCGATCGACGTCGAGTGCTGGCTGCCGGACGGCATCCGTGACGGCTCGTACTGGCACGGGTTCATCACCAACGGTGAGCTGGTCGGCTGATGAGGCTGGTTGACCGGCTAATCCGCCGTGACGGCTACTGGGAGGGCATGGCGTCGGGCGCCGCGATCCTGACGACGTCCTACGGGTCGCCTGACCGTGAGCCGGTGATGCCGCAGCTGACAGGATGGGCGCAGCGGGCCAACGGGTCAAACGCCCCTGTGTTCGCCGCGATCCTGGTGCGGATGGCGCTGTTCAGCGAGATCACGTTCCAGTTCCAGGCCAAGGACGACAAGCACCTGTTCGGCAACCCGGCGCTCGCGAAGCTCGAGCAGCCGTTCGGGCCCGGCAGCACGACGCAGAACCTGCTCGCCCGCATGGAGCAGGACGTGTCGCTGGCGGGGAACGCGTTCATCTGGGACGCGCCCGGCGACGGCCCGCTGGTGCGACTGCGGCCGGACTGGGTCACGATCATCTCCGAGGTCGTCCAGCTCGACGACGACCCTCGCGGCGGCTGGTACAGGCAGCCGGTCGGCTACTGGTTCGAGCCCCCGAAGGGCCTCGGCAACCAGCCGCCCGGGTTCTTCATCCCCGCGGAGGAAGTAGCGCACTGGGCGCCGGTCCCGGACCCGCAGGCGGACTTCCGCGGCATGTCGTGGCTGACCCCGGTGATGCGCGACATCCAGGGCGACGACGGGCTGAGCGTCTACAAGATCAAGTACTTGTCGAATAACGCGTCGCCGAACCTGCTGATCAAGTACGCGCAGAAGCTCCAGCCGGGCACGGTCGACAGCCTCCGGGAGCGGATGCAGGCCCGCTACGGCGGCCCAGACAACGCGTTCAAGACGCTGGTGCTCGACCAGGGCGCCGACGCGACGGTGATCGGCAACAACCTCGCGCAGATGAACTTCGACGCGGTGCAGAGCGCCGGCGCCGAGCGGATCCTGGCGGCGGCGAACGTCCCGGCGGTCCTGGTCGGCCTGGAGCCGCTGCGCGGCGCGGGCCGCGGCTACCAGGAGTCGATGCAGAAGTTCGCCAACCTGTTCGCCCGGCCGCAGTGGCGCTCAGCGTGCGCGACGCTGGAGAAGCTGGCGGACGCCCCCGCAGGGAACCGGCTGTGGTTCGACACCTCCGACGTTGCGGCGCTGCAGGACGGGGAGATGGAACGCGGGCAGACGGTCCTGGTCAAGTCTCAGGCGGTGCTGGCGCTGAACCAGGCGGCCAGGTACGAGCCGGACTCGATTGTCACCGCGGTCAACTCCGGTGACCTGACGCAGCTGAAGCCGCTGCCCAATCCCCCGCCGCCGCTGCCCGCCGGCGGCCCGGCCGTGCAGCACATGCTCCCGCAGACGCCGCCGGGGGCGACGGCCGAGCCGCTGCCGTCGTCGATGCCGCGGTTGCCGGTGGGGTCGACCTCGCCGGGGGACGGCGGGAACGGCACACGGCCGGGTCCGCTGCCGACAAGCGCGCGGCGGGCACTGAACGGAGCCAGTCATGACTGACGGATGGGCGGCCCGGTGGGCTGGCGCGTGGGCAGGCGGCGCGCAGAGGTTCAACCACAGCCACGCCCCGGCAGGGTCACCGACGGGCGGCCAGTTCAGCACCAGCGGCGGCGGCAGCAGCTCGTCCGGGAGCGGCAGCGCCAAGGGCGGCGGCAAGGCCGCGGCGAGGCCGCTGGACGCGCACCAGAAGCACATGGCGCACCTCGCCCGCGTGCGGAACGTGGCCGCCCACCCGGCCTCGGCCACGGCGGCTGACCGGGCGCACGCGAAGGCCGCGCTGCTCACCCAGGCCAGAGCCGACCGGCTGAAGATCACGGCCCTGCAGGCGCAGCTGAAAAGCCTGACAGCCCAGGAAGCCAAGGCCGTCGCAACCGCCAAGCACACGGCAGCGAAGGCGGCGACCGCGAAAGCCGGGCCGAACCTGAAGAAATCCGTCGCGCACGCCGCGGCGGCCAAGAAGCCGGCAACGGCCAAGAAGACGACGACGACGACGGCTAAGAAGCAGACGCTGAAGCAGCAGATCGCCGCCGTGGAGGCGCAGATCGCCAACCTGACAGCGCAGGCGAAATCGGACGAGGCCGCGGCGGCGAAACTGTGACCGGCGACCACCTCGAGCAGCACGCAGCCACGGAAAAGCACGCAGGAAGGGCAGCGATGGCCGACACGAAGGCACCCGCCAGGCCTTACGGCGACGTGAAGTACGCCGACCCGAAGAACGGCAAGTACCCCATCGACACCGCGGAGCACGCCCGGGCGGCCTGGTCGTACATTAACCAGCAGAAGAACGCTGGCGAGTACCCGATGAACGGCGTCACCCTGTCCGAGGTGAAGGACGCGATCATGTCGGCGTGCAAGAAGTTCGGCATCGACGTGTCCAACGACAGCGGCCGCGCCGCCGCGCCGCCGGAGATCGTCCGCTGGTACGCGCTGGAGGACATGCACATCGTGACCCGCGGCGAAGGTGACGGCAGCGGCCGCGTCGTCGAGGCGTTCGCCGCCGTGTTTGACCAGCCGGCCGAGATCAAGGACTTCGAGGGCCACTACCTGGAGACCATCGACCGCACCGCGTTCAATAAGCGGCTGGCGGACCTCGAGCGGTCCAGGGGCGGCTTCGCGTCGGTGAAGGTGCTCTACAACCACGGGATGACCTTGCAGGGCACCCCGTCGGAGCGGTTCTCCATGCCGGTCGGCACGCCGCTGCGCGACGGCGGCATCGTGGCCACCGACCGCGGGCTGCTGACCCGCACCGAGTACAACCGGACGCCGCTGGCCGAGGAGGTACTGGAGCTGATCCGCTCCGGCTCGGTCACCTCCCAGTCGTTCACCGGCCGGATCGTCCGCTCTGACCCGCAGCTCGGCCGCGGCCGGCAGCACCGCCCCGCCGGCGGGGAGCTGCCGCACGTGCGCCGCACCGAGCTGGGCCTGCGCGAGTACGGGACTGTCGTGTGGCCCGCGTACGAGGGCGCCGAGATCTTCGGCGTCCGCATGTCCACTCCCGGTACCTGGGAGCCGGAACAGGTTGACGAGGCACTTCCGCCGGATGCAGAAGCCGCCGCCGGTGAGCCGCCCGCGCCCCTCGAGGGCGACGAGCACTCGGCCCGGTATCACCAGCACGCGCTCTACGCGCTCCGCTCTAAGGAGCTGCGCGAGAAGCACGGGCTGGCCTGGTAACCAGACCGAAGGAGGCGCGGCAGATGGCCACGCTGAAGGAAAAGTCCGAGGAGATGGCCCGCATCAAGGCCGAGCTCCAGCGGATGGAGACCTCCGAGGAGACCACCGAGGAGAACGACGGCGACCTGCGCGACACCCTCATCGAGCGGTGGAAGCAGCTCGACGAGGAAACCAAGCCGATCATCGCGCGGATGGAGCAGATCCGCGCCATTACCCGCTCGTCGGCCGACCCGGCGAACCTTGAAGGCCCGGACGGCGGCAGCTCCGGGGGCTACTACGGCGGCGGCTCCCCGGATCTCGTGATCCGCACGAACCGCAGCCCGTACGAGGACCTTGACGCGGTCAGGTCCAGGGTCGTGACCCGCGCCGACCTGCGCGCCCGGGCCCTGGACGCGGTGGAGCTGGAGGCCAGGCGCGGGAACCTGTCCCACGACTACGCCGAGGCCGCCACGGTCAAGGTGCAGGACAACCCGGGGATCGCCCGGCACCTGCTGCTGACCGGGTCGGAGGAGTACCAGGAGGCGTTCCGCGCCTACGTCGAGGACCCGCAGGGCATGGCCCAGCGCGCCGCGCTGTCGCTGACCCTGGCGAACGGCGGCTACCTGCTGCCGTTCGTACTCGACCCGACGATCGTGCTCACGAACACGGGCAGCGCGAACCCGTGGCGGCGCATCTCCAACGTGAAGCAGACCACGTCCAACACGTGGAACGGCGTCACGTCGGCGGGCGTCAACGCGGCCTGGCTCGCTGAGGGCACCGCCTCAACCGACGGCACCCCGACCGTCGGAAACATCCAGATCACGCCGGCGAAGGCCGCCGCCTGGGTGTTCGGCTCCTACGAAGTCCTCGAGGACACCGACTTCGGCCAGCAGCTCCCCATGCTGCTCGCCGACGCCAGGGACCGCCTGGAGGAGAACGCGTTCGCGATCGGCGCCGGCACCGGCGGCGTGCCGCAGGGCGTCATCACCGGCGCGACCACCGTCGTCACCACGGCGACCACCACCGTCGTCGCGGTCGGCGACGTGTACGGGCTCCAGGGCGCGCTGCCGCCCCGGTTCCGCAACGCGCCGGGCGCGGCCTGGGCGGCGAACGTGTCGATCATCAACACGTTCCGGCAGCTCGACACCGCCGGCGGCGCGTCGTTCTGGACGAACCTCGGCAAGGGCGCCCCGGAGACACTGCTCGGCGCCCCGATCTACGAGTCCTCGTCGATGTCGGGCGCCAAGACGTCCGGGTCCCTTATGGCCGTTTTCGGCGATTTTGGGCAGTTCTACGTGATCGATCGCGTGGGAGTCAGCCTTATCTATGAGCCTTTGGTCAAGGACCAGTCCACGGCCCTACCGTCAGGGCAAGCTGGCTGGTTCATGTTCTGGCGCGTGGGCTCAAAAGTGGCCGTACCCAACGCATTTCGGGTCATGAAGGGCCTGTAAAACCTGATAGCATCCTTTCTGGCGGACAGGAAATCTGCCGCCAGAAAGGATGCCCAGTGAGACTGCAAGATCAGAAGTGCCTGGACTGCGACAAGCCGGTCGGCCCGAAGGGCAGCAAGGGCCGCTGCCTAGGCTGCAATCAGCGTCTTCGCCGTGCGGCAACCAAGGCGGCACGGAAGCCCTGTACGCGACCTGGCTGTACCAGGTTCATCACGGCACCCAGCTCTCCGGTGTGCGACATGCACCGCAACCGCATGCGCCGCACCGGCGAGTACGGGCCAGCGGACCAGCTCATCGCAACCGACGGCGAAGGGTCCATCGACCAGCACGGCTACCGCGTGCTCCGCTTCGGCGGCTACCCGAACCGCACAGACATCTACGAGCACCGCCTCGTGATGGAACAGCATCTCGGCCGTCCGCTGGAGGACTGGGAGCATGTCCACCACAAGAACGGCATGCGCGCGGACAACCGGCTTGAGAACCTCGAACTGTGGGCTCAGTGGCACCGTCAGCCGTTCGGCCAGCGCGTCGCTGACCTCGTGGCGTTCGTCGTGGGTCACTACCCGGATGAGGTCCGGGAGGCCCTGTCGTGAGTGCTCTCAACGCGACTGAGCGCGAGGTCTGGCGCGTCTGGGGCCTGCTGTCGGATGACGAGCCGTCGCCGGTCAAGCGCATCGCCCGCGCACTGAACATGACGCCGGCGGATGTGGCGTTCATCGTCTACCCGGCCGAGGAGTTCGGCCGGTGGGACGACAACCAGGAGCCTCCCCTCCGCTAGAAAGGCGGTCTGACGGTGGCGAACAAATACGCATTGCAGCCCTTCGTGATCCAGCTGGCGTCGGGTGCGATGCACTTCGTCGACCAGGGCGCGATGCGGGACAGCGCGAGCGCGGTGGTGACGGCGGCGCCGTCGATGTTCACGTCGGCGGTCACGCTGGCGGCGACCACGGTCGCGGCGCCGAACCCGAACCCGGTCCCGGTGTCGGTGACGGTGTCGAGCGGCACGGTGACCGCGATCGCGGTCAACGGGGTGAGCACCGGGCAGACGTCAGGCACGTTCACGGTGCCCGGCTACGGGTCGATCACCGTGACGTACAGCGTCGCCCCGACGCTGACGACGGCGGACATCCCGCCGACGGCGTCGGCCGTGATGAGCCCGCTGCTGGCGGGTTACCTGGCCGCCTACCCGGTGGGCCCGTGAGGAGGAGAGGCGCGATGGCGCAGCAGGCGCAGGACACGTTCGTGGCGTTGCTGGATGACGGCTCGGAGCGGCTGGTGGCGAAGGGCGAGGTGCTGCCCGATTCGCATGAGCTGGTGAAGCGCGACCAGAAGGGTTCCGGGACGCTGTTCCGGCCGCTGAACCTGGAGGGGGACGACGCGCCCGCGAAGGCGCGTCCCACCGCCCAGGCTCCGGCTCCGAAGACGCCCCCGAAGGCGGCCGGCAATGGCTGACACCTCGCCGGTCCAGTTCCCCGGTGACGCCGACGCGGGCGGCCGTGACACCGTCGCCGGTGACGTGGCCGGCGCGCAGGCGAACGCTGAGGCCCGCTACCGCGAGCACCAGTCCGACACCTACGCGCAGGGCTCCACGATCGGCGACGTGCTGACACTGCCGCACTCGGACATGAACCCGGCGGTGGGCGTGCTGGACAATCCCCCGTTCGAGGGCCCGTTCTTCCCCGGTACGAACCAGGCGTGAGGAGCTAGTGATGGCCGACATTCACGGAATCCCCGACGCGTCGATGATGACCCCGGAGCAGTCGTTCGACTCGGTTCCGCTGCCGGACCTGACGGGGTCGCACCCGTTGCAGGTGAACATCGCGGCGGGGATGGACGACGACGGGGACCACGGGACGGCGATGAACCTCCCGGCGGAGCTGACCGACGGCGACGGCACGTCGCTGGGCCTGAACCTGGCCTCGTCGCTGACGGACGACGGCAGCCCCGGTTGACCGGCAGCGCCGTCATCGGCTACGTCCACCCCGGCACGGTGCGCGCCGAGTTCTGCGCGTCGCTGCTGGCGGTGTGCATGGAAGGGCAGACGCCGGTCACGCAGGTGCTGGCGGTCGGGTCGGGCCCGAACATCTCCACGGCGCGGAACGTCGTGTGCCGCCAGTTCCTCGAGCAGGACGCCGCGGACTGGCTGTTCATGTGCGATACCGACATGTGGTTCGGCCGGGACATGATCGACCGGCTGGTCGCCGCGGCGGACCCTGTGGAGCGGCCGGTGGTCGGGGCGCTGTGCTACTCGCAGAACACCGACAACGGCGGCGGTGAGCCCTACCCGACGATGTACGAGCTCACCGAGGGACCTGGCGGCGAGCTGCTGTTCATCCGGTACAAGCAGTGGCCGGAGGACGCGGTGGTGCAGGTCGCGGGGACGGGGGCGGCGTGCCTGCTGATTCACCGCACGGCGCTGGAGCGGGTGGAGAAGGCGGCCGGGGACCGGGCGGCGCCGTGGTTCCGCGAGTCGACTAACGGGGCTGCGCTGATCGGGGAAGACCTGACGTTCTGCCTGCGCTGCGCGGCAGCCGGGATCCCGGTGCACGTGGCGACCGGCGTGGCCGCGGGCCACATGAAAACGACGATGCTGATCTGAGAGGGCGGGTGGCAGGTTGCATCCTTCGGCGATGGCGTTTGCCTGCTCGGCGCTGACCGAGGCTGACGTGCGCGGGCAGCACGTGCTCGAGGCGGGAGCATTTGACGTCAACGGGTCGGTGCGCGGCCACGTGGAGGGCCTTGGCCCTGCGTCGTACATGGGCACGGACATGCGGCTCGGGCCCGGCGTTGACGTCCTGTGCACGGCCGAGGAACTTCCGTCCTTGTTCAACGTGGCAATGGTCGGCCCGACAAAAGGCGTGGTCATCTCGACGGAGATGCTGGAGCACGCGGCGGACTGGCAGGCGGCGATGCACGGCATGATCACCGCACTGCGGCCGGGCGGCGTCCTGGTGCTGACGACCCGGTCGGCGGGGTTCCCGGTGCACGGCTACCCCGATGACCACTGGCGGTTCCCGGTGGAGTCGATGCGGACGATCCTGGGCGCGGCCGGCCTGACCGTGGAGCGGTGCGAGCCGGACCCGGACCCGGCATCGCCGGGCGTGTTCGCGAAGGCCCGCAAGCCGGACGGCTGGACGTGGCCGTATGGCCTAGAGGACGCGTGGGCGGCGGTTCACGTCGACCCGGTGAATATCAGCGGCTCCGGCGGCCTGACGCTGCCGGCGCCTCAACCTGTGAGCGGGTGACGGGATGACCGGCTACTTCAACACCGGCGCTGGCGGTGCCGTCCTGACGCAGCTGGACGCGCTGAAGGCGCTGCTCAACGGCGGCACGCTGAAGATCTACACCGACGCGTCGCCGAAGGATCCCGATGTGGCGTTCGCGGGGACGCTGCTCGCGACGTTCACGTTCTCGGCGACGGCGTTCGGCGCTGACTCGGTCACCGGCAGCTTCCCGAGCAAGAGCGCAACGGCGACCGCGAGCTTCGCGGCCTCTACGGTGGCCGCGGCTGCCACTAACACCGCGGCGTCATTCGGGCTGTTCGACTCGTCGGGGAACCTGCGGGCGACCGGCAGCGTCGGCACCAGCGGCGCTGACCTCAACTTCAACTCGGTGGCGTTCAGCTCAGGCGCGAACATCACGATTTCCAGCTTCACGCTCAGCCTGCCCGAGTAAGCCGTGCCGCCCTGGCAGGGGGATGACACGTGACCTTCGCCCCCGTCGGCTCGCCGATCAGCGCCTCCGCGTCGACGTTCTCGCTGACCCCGAACGGGGTCGGCAACATCATCGTCATCGTGGCCATCAGCCTCACCGGCGCGGACACCGTTACCGCGCTGTCGAGCAGCAACGTCACCTGGACGCAGGCGGTGGTCCCCCAGGTGGTCGGCGGCCCCGCCGCGACGGTCTTCCGCGGCAAGGTCACCAGCACCAGTACCGCGACGGTCACCGTGACCGTCAGCGCCGGGTCTCCCAGCCTCCGTATCCAGGGGCACGAGTACAGCACGACCGCCGGGTACTCCGCCGTCACGCTGGACACCAGCGGCACGATGAGCGGCACGACCGGCGGCGCGTACGCGTCACTGACCCCGGGTCACGGCGCCGGGGGGCTTTACTACGGCTACGCGTTCAACTCGGGCAGCGCGATCGCCGGGTCGACGAGCGGCTACAGCTACAACGTCGACGGCAACGGCAACGGCGCGTGCTGGAACGCCGCCTGCACGTCCTCGGCGCAGCAGCCGACATGGGGCGACACCGGCGACAACGTCTACGGCGTCGCGGTCCTGCTCTACGAGGCGACGGGCGCCACCGGTTCAGGCGCCCTGGCGGCCAAGAAGGCCGTAACTGCCGGCGCCGGGTCGGAAACCTTCGCGGGCTCCGGGTCCGCGGCTCGCAGGAAGCCCGTCGCGGCCGGGACGGGCAGCGAGGCGTTCACCGGCAGCGGCTCGGCCTTGCGGCAGAAGCCGGCGGCCACGGGGACCGGCGTCCTCGGCGGCGCGGCCGGCGCGGGCGCCCTCGCCGCTAAGAAGCCAGCCGTAGCGGGCACCGGCGCGCAGGCGCTCGCCGGCGCGGGAACCCTGGCCGCCAAGAAGGTCACGGCCGCCGGCAGCGGGTCGGTTGCCGGGGTGGCCCCTACCGGCTCAGGCGGCATCACCCGCGCCAGGGCATCTGCAACTGGCAGCGGGTCGGAGACGTTCGCCGGCACAGGTTCAGTCGCCAGACGCAAGCCCGCGGTGGCCGGCGCGGGCGCTTACTCGGTAGCCGGGTCCGGCAGCGTCACCGCCAGTAAGGCGGCCCTGGCCGGCACGGGCACCGCGGGGACACCGCCGCCGTTCACCGTCGGCGTCCTGACCGCCTCGACGTACGCGCCGTCTGGCACGTCCGCAACCGGATCCGGGATCAGCACCACGGCCACCAGTTCCGGCATCAACGCGTCATCGACCAGCCCGTGAGGAGGCGAGCAGCATTAGGTATCCGGCAGGACAACCGATCCGCGTGAGTACCACTGTCCGCGGCCTCGATGGCACCCTCGCCACCCCGGCAAGCCTGACCCTGACCGTCCAGAAGCCGGACGGCACCCAGGAGTCCTACTCCAGCCCGGCGCTCGACTCGACGGGCAACTACCACCAGGACGTCCCCGCCGCCGACCTGAGCCAGAACGGCCACTACCAGTACGCGTGGACCGCGGCCGGCACCGGCGCGGGCGTCTCCGCCGGCGACTTCGACGTGTACGACCCGTTCGAGGTCCGCGTCCTGAGCCTGCAGGATGCCAAGCAGATGCTGAACATCCCCGCGGCGAGCACCAGCAGCGACGCCGAGATCGACTCGTGGATCGCGTCGATCGAGTCGGGCCTGGAGCGGTTCACCGGCGGCCCGGTGATCAGCCGGACGGTGACCGAGCGAACCGAGATGCAGGCTGGTCAGACGGTGATCCCGGTGCGGCAGCGGCCCCTGGTGTCGGTTGCCTCCATCACGAGCGCGTCCGGCGGGGCGATCGACATCAGCGCCGGGCTGGACCTCGACGTGAACGCGGGCCTGATCCGACGCAAGCTCGGGCTGCCGTTCTACGGCCCGTTCTTCATGTGGCTGCCGCAGGTCACCGTCACCTACACCGCCGGGTGGGGCACCGCGGTCCCCGCGGCGTTCAACTCGTTTGCGCGGATCGTCATTCAGCACCTGTGGGAAACGAAGCGCGGGCCGATCGCGATGCCGATGGCGGGGGAGATGCCGGTCGCGGTGCCCGGTTTCGGGTTCGCGATCCCGAACCGCGCGGCTGAGCTGCTCAACGGCTCACAAGATGGCGTGCCCTACGCGATGGAAGCGTACGTCTAGTGAGCTTCACCCGGTTCTCCGACGCGGTGACGGCGCTGCTCGCCGCCTACTCCGCGGCCCCGGCGCTGGCGGGGATCCCGGTCTACGACGGGATCGTGCCGCAGTCGTTCTCGGACCCGGTGTGCGTGATCGTCGGGCACGACGGCACGATCGAGGCGGACGGCACCCTCGTCCCGGACGCGCTCGCCGGGAACTACACGCAGCAGTGGATCGAGATGGGCGCCCGGCAGGAAACCGGCTATGTCAACTGCGTGCTCGTCTGCCAGTCCGGCGACACCGCGCTGAGCGCCCTGCGCGCCCAGGCGGCGCCGCTGCTCGATGCGCTTGAGGACGCCACGGACGCCAGCGGCGGCTACGCGGGCGGCCTCACCGACATGACGTTCGACGGCACCGCTAACGGCCGGTGGATCTACCGGCAGTCCGTCGCCGGGGCGGCCGTCCTGGTCGCCTACCGCGTCTCCTACTCGACGGGCTGGTGAGCTGATGCGCTGGCTGGTGATTCACCCGGGCCCCGGGTTCAGTGTGCACGACGTCTACGTCGGCTGGGTTGAGGCGCTGCGGGCGCTCGGCGAGGACGTGCTGGAGTACAACCTGGGCGACCGGCTGACGGCGTATGACGTGGCGCTGGTCGAGACCGGGAACGTGGATGCCGCCGGCCATCCCGAAGTGCGGAAGCTGTTTACCCGCGAGCAGGCGATACACCTGGCGGCCGACCGGATCTTCGCCGACTGCATGAAGTGGTGGCCGCACGTGGTCCTCGGCGTGTCCGCGTTCTTCATCCCGCCGTGGTACCTGGACGTGCTGCAAGACCGGGGAATGAAGACGGTCCTGCTGCACACCGAGTCGCCGTACCAGGACGACGAGCAGCTGAAGCGGGCGGCGCACGCCAACCTGAACCTGCTCAACGACCCGCAGAACATCGCCGCTTACCGCGACCTCGGCCCGGCCGAGTACGTGCCGCACGCCTGGCGGCCATCCGTTCATCATCCCGGCCCCGCGCTGCCTGAGCTGAAGTCGGACTTCGCGTTCGTCGGCACCGGCTTCAAGTCGCGGGTGGAGTTCTTCGAGCGGATGGACTTCTCCGGCCTGGACGTGCTGCTAGCCGGGACGTGGCCCGACCTCGCCGAGGACTCGCCGCTGCGCAAGCACATGCCGGGCGGCGAGGTGGTGCAGTGCACCGACAACGAGGAAACCGCGGCGATTTACCGCAGCTCGAAAGCCGGAATTAACTTCTACAGGCGCGAGTCTGAGCCGGGCCACGCGGGCGAGGGCTGGGCAATCGGCCCGCGCGAGATCGAGATGGCGGCTACTCAGCTGTTCTTCTTGAGGGACAAGCGCCCCGAAGGCGACGAGCTGTTCCCGATGCTGCCGACCTTCGACGGCCCGGAAGACGCGGGCGAAAAGCTCCGCTGGTGGCTGGCGCACGACAGCCAGCGGGAGAAGGCTGCCGCCGCGGCGAGGGCCGCCGTGGCTGACAGGACGTTCGAAAACCACGCGCGGCGGCTACTTCAGCTGCTCGACAAGTAAGGGAGTGACCGCATGCCATCACAGAGAGAACACGGCCGGCAGGGCGTCGTATACCTCGGCATCACCCAGTCCGCCGGGGTGTCCGCCGTCGCGACGCCGGTCACGTTCCTGACCGACTGGACGATGAACAAGACCACCGCCAAGGTCGACGTCACCGCGTTCGGCGACACCAACCTGACGTACGTCGCGGGCCTGCCCGACGCGTCGGGCGATTTCAGCGGCTGGTATGACTTCTTCACGCCGCAGACCTACACCGCGGCGGGCGACGGAATTCCGCGGAATTTCTATTTGTACCCAAATTCGCTGAATGCTAGCGACTATTTTTACGGCCAGATTCTTCCTGATTTTAGCGCGGCGGGCGGCGTAAGCGCCGCGGTGTCACTCAAGTGCACCTGGAATGCGGCGGGGCCGATCAACCGCGCAGGCATGTAATTCGGCCGTCATTGGCTGAATTCACGAGGTATTCAATCGCGGTCTGAAGAACGGCGATATCGTCGCGGGCGTAGCCGAGCATGGGGTTGCAGCGGTCGCAGAGCAGTCCGCGTACGGTGCCCGTGGCGTGGTCGTGGTCGACGTTCATCGCGCGCTTGCCGTTGCGGTTCTTGCAGATGGCGCATACGCCGCCCTGGGCGTCGAGCATCGCCAGGAACTCGTCGTGAGTGATGCCGTACTCGCGTTCGTACTTCCGGCGGACTATCTGTGCGTTCTCGCGCTGGGGCCCCTCAGAGCAGTGCTTTTCGCAGTATTTGTGTCCGCGTCCGCGCAGTTTCGGCTCGCCGCATTCCGGCATCTGGCAGGTATTCTTGCCACTGAGGCAGCGGGTGCAGGTCAGTTTGGTGCTGTGAAAAGTATGACCGCAGACAATGCACGGCCGGTCGGTTGCCTTGCACTCGTAGCATTCAATGTCGAGCCCGCGAAATGTCTTACCGCAGGTCGGGCACTCGCGCTCAGTGGTGCGGCAGGGAGTACACCGGAGGCTGCTGTGATGACGGAACGAGCATCCGCAGTCCTTGCAGGTGCGATCGGTAGTGCGGCAGGCAGAACACGCGCCCGGGTTGCCGCGGAAGGTGCGCCCGCACTGGGTGCACGTAGTCTGATCCATGTCGGACCTCTCGCATAGGTTCGGCCACGCCCCGGGCCTGTTCACAGCAGGCGCCGGGGTCTCGCATGTCAGTTTACTGGTGAGAGGTGACGTTTTGCCTGGTGTCGACGACCTCGCGTTCGACCTCAACGCCATCGCCGTGCGGCTGCGTGAGCTCGGCGAGACGGGCCTGGTGAGCGAGCTGCAGCGGGAGATCGGCGCCGCGGTAGCGCCGCTGCCCGCGCGGATCCGCGCGGGCCTGCCCGCTTACCTGCCCAACCGGTACGCCGACGTGCTCGACGCGGACCTGAGCGTCAGCCGCTACACGTTCCTCGGCGGCGCCGGCGGGGAGGCGCGCGTCAGCGTCTACGCCAGCGCGCGGGTGAAGAAGCGGAAGCTGCGGCAGTCCGACGCCGGGTTCCTGTGGCATCCGCTGTTCGGCCGGTTCCCGCGCAGCAGCCCCCGGAACCGCTGGTTCGTGAACGAGGCGCCGGGCGAAGGGATGGAGCGGGGCTGGTTCAGCCGGCCCGTGGAGGATTCCGTGCCGCAGGTCCGCGACGCGGTGGAGCGGGCGCTGGACAACGTGGTGGAGAAGGCAGTCGGGAAAGGGCTCTGAGTGAAGATCACTATCAGTGGCGAGACGTTCGACTTCGACGAGGAGCGGCGGCCGCTGTCGGAGGCGCTGGCGATCGAGAAGGCGTGGGGCAGGCGCTACGCCGAGTGGGAGAGCGAGCTGATGGCCGGGTCCGCCGAGGCGACCGCGGTCTTCGTGTGGACGGTGTGGCGCCGCGACGGGCGGGACGTGACGCTGGAGAGCATCCTCAACGGCCAGGTGGACTTCGACTACGCGGAGGTCATGGCCAGCCTCGCCGCTGCGGGGGCCGAGCGGGCGAAGGCGGCCGAGGCTGCGGCGCAGGACCCTACGTCCGGGGCATCGCCCCTTACGGACCCGGATGGCACGGCTACGACGTCAGCCGCTACCTCGGAGCGTTCGCCGAGGTCTTCGGCATCCGCCCGTGGGAAGTCGAGCGGCTGAGCACGGACGAGTTCGACGCGCTGGCTGAGTACCTCGAGGCGAAGGGCGGCTAGCCGGCCGTGAGGCTGACCGGGCCGCTGGCGCTGGTCACCCAGCTAGTCCCGGTAACCCCGGCGACCTGGAGGCCGTAGCGCGGCTCGGCCGGGACGCCGGAGACGGTGAACGGCATGTCGCAGCGGTAGGCGGTGGTACCGGAGGCCTTCACGGTGTCGCGGTTCCACTGGCCGAGCGTCCCGGTGCCGATCACCTTCCCGGACGGGTCGGTGACGGTGACCTGCGTGCCGGGCCCCGGGCTGGCCGCCACGCAGGAGGCGTAGGCGGTGCCGTTGACGCCGGTGCCGAAGACGGACGAGGCGGCCGACGACGGGGTGAGGGTGCCGCGGATCGTGACCGGGGCCGGGCTTGAGCTGCACGCAGCGGCCAACGGCACGGCGAGCAGGACGGCGATGAACAGGAGCTTGCGCACGGTCTCAGTGTGAACCGGGCGCGGCGCGACATCAAGGGGAGGGCCGGTTGGCCGGGTCGCAGACGCTCGCCTTTAATATCCTCGGAAACGCCTCCTCGGCTACCGGTGCCTTCAAGGACACCGCCGCCACGGCGGCGCTGGCCGCCAAGGGCGTCACCGCGGCGTCGGACGCCATGAAGCTGCAGGCGAAGTCGGCGGAGGTGTCGGCGGGGGCGACGCTGGCGCTGGCCAGGGCGGACAAGGTCCTGGCTGACGCGGAACTCGGCCTGGCCCGGGACATCGCGGTCGCGAACGCGGTGCTGGGCAAGCAGAACGTCGCGCTGCTCGGCAACGGCACCGCGGGGGCGGTTGGCTCGATGCTGTCGGCCGCCGCGTCGGGGAAGGCCCCGTCGTCGGGCGGGGGCGGCGGCGGCGTCGCGCCGGGCCTGGCGATGGCGGCCGCGGCGATGGGCATCGCGAGCAAGAACTCGCGGCTGCTGAATGACTCGATCAGCTCGGGTACCCCGGTGTGGGACGGCGCCCGCAAGGGGATCTTCGGGCTGAACGGGGAGCTGCAGCTGTTCGGCGGGGCGCTGACGAGCGTCGGCATCCCGAAGGTGCTGTCGGCCGCGAGTACCGTTCACCTGCTGACCGAGGCCGTGATCGAGACGTCCGGGACGCTGATCCCGGCCGCCATCGCGTTCTCCGCCTTCGGCATCGCCGCCGTCCCGACGGCGCAGGCCATCTACACCCAGATGAGCAACCTGCACACCGTGACGACGGCGCTCGGGACGCAGATGCCGGGGCTGTCCGGCGGGTTCTCCAAGATGGCCGCCGCCGTGCAGCCGCAGGTATACACCCTGTTCGGCGAGGCCCTGGTCTTCGCGAACAGCGGCACGGGGCAGTTCCAGAAGCTGGCGACCGGGGCGGGGAAGGTGCTCGACGACCTGGGCGCCCGGTTCGTGTTCGCGACCACGCAGGGCAAGGGCTTTTCCACGTTCGCGGACAAGGCGACGTCTGACCTGTCGGCGTGGGGGACCGGGATCGGGAACGTCGGCGGGATCATCGGGAACCTGCTGAAGGTGCTGCCCGGCTACGCGGAGCAGCTCGCGTCGGTGTTCGACGGGGTCACCCACGCGATCGAGGTGGTGACCGGGTCGCCGCTGGGGTCCTGGGTCCTGGGGATCGGCCTGGCGGCGCACGGGGCGCTGTTCTACATCGGGCTGCTCGGCACCGGGCTGGCGGTGCTGGCCTCACGGGGGCTGGCGCTGGTGGCGACGGGGTCGCTTTCCGCGGCGGGGGCCGTGGAGGGCCTCGGCGTGGCCGGGGAGGCGGCCTCCGGCGGCCTGCTGGCGTTCGGCGCGGCAGCTGAAGGGGCGGCGGCGCTGCCGTGGGGGTGGATCTCCATCGCCGCGGCCGGGCTCGTGTTCTTCGCCTACCAGATGTCCAAGGCGAAGGACGCCACGCAGCAGTTTTACGCCGCGACGCAGCAGGCCATAGCGAACTCCTCGCTGCAGAGCCTGCAGGCCACCATCAGCGCGGCGCAGGCGGCCAGCCTCGCCGAGGTCGCGAAGAACAGCGCCGCGGCCGCCTCCGCGAATAACGCGCTCAACGCCTCCCTCAAGGCCGGCACCCCGATCGTCAACGTGCACACCGGCGAGCTGAGCAAGCAGGAGCAGGCGCTGGCCGGCTCGGTGCAGCAGCAGCAGGAGGCGGTCGCCGGGAACAACCAGATCAACGCCACCTCGGCGCTCGTCGCCGGCCGCATGGCGGCCCTCGCCAAGGCGTACGGCGGCACCGGGGGGGCACTGGCGCTGCTGAACGAGGCCGGGATCACCAGCGCGCAGATCACCGACACCAACACGCAGCACTGGGCGCAGTCGCTGATCGAGATCAAGGCGCAGGCCGTCGCGCTGAACGAGATGTCGATCGGCGCGGGCCGCACCGCCGCCGGGATGAACGCGCTGGGCAACGCCTTCCTCACCGGGCCGCTCCCGGCGATACAGAAGATGACTCAGGCCGAGGACAGCCTGCTCAGCGTGATCACCGGGGGCGAGCAGGGGTTCGTCAGCTTCCAGCAGTCGATCGGCCAGATCGGCAGCGACCTGAACTCGGCGGGCACCTCGCTCAAGGGGCTGAGCACGTCCAGCTCGTGGGACTCGCTCAACCAGGCGGCGGCGACGCTCGGCGTGAATATCAACGGGCTCGGCAAGAGCCAGGCCCTGACCGCGCTTAAAAACGCGGTGGACGCGACGCGGGGCAGCGTCGGCGGCCTGTCCACGGCGAGCCTCACCCTGTCGGGCGACTTCTACAACTCGGTCATCCCGGCCGCGCAGAAGATGTTCGACGCGCTCCAGTCCCAGAACATCTCGACGGGCAACCTGAACAAGGTCGTCGCCACCAGCGCCGAGCAGATGCTGACCTACGCGGGCAGCAACACCGCGGCCCGGTCAGTGATCGTGGACCTGGTCAACAACGCGCTCGGCCCGGGGACGACCACCCTCAAGAGCCTGAACCAGTGGGTCGGCACCAACTCGGTGTCGCTGGACACGATGAACGGCATCGTCGCCCAGTCGACCATCAACGCCGGCAAGCTGGCCGGGGTGCTGTCCAGCACCCTGCAGAGCATGGAAGCCATCGCGCTGTTCCAGGCGCACGGCGGCCAGAAGGCGTGGAACGACTTCACGACCGACCTGACCACCGGCCAGACCAAGTCGGCCGACTTCAAGAAGGCCACCCAGGACGTCATCGCCCAGCTGCTCATCCAGACGAACGGGTCGCTGCCCAACGCCAAGAAGGCGTTCGAGGACTATGTCAAGAACGGGCTGCACCTGAGCCAGCAGGCGGCCGACACGCTGTGGAAGCAGACCCTCCCGTCGCTGGCGGGGAAGGTCAGCGGGACCGGCACGGCGGCGCTGGCCGCCGGCGCCCTGATTGACAAGCAGTTCACGGGCGCGCTGCGCGCCATCATCAACGTGTCGCCGGGGCTGAACAAGGACATCGGCACCTTCAGCAACTCCATCATCACCACCGGGGACAGCAGCACCCGGACCCAGGGCGCACGGGCGAAGCTCATCGCGGACCTGCGGCAGGCGGGGCTGGACGGGAAGACGGCCGCCGGGCTGGTCCAGGGCCTGCAGGACAAGATCGACGCGATGCACGGCAAGACGGTGCCCGTGAATGTCACCATCGGCGGCGAGGGCGCGATCGTGGCGTCCGCCGTCGGGCTTCAGGCGAGGGTCTTCAGGCTGAGCCACCTGGCGGAAGGCGGCCAGGTCACCGGGGGCACCCCGGGTAAGGACAGCGTGCCGGGCCTGCTCATGCCGGGCGAGGTCGTCGTGCCGACCGCGATGGTGAACGCCGGGGCAGTCGATCACCTGCGCGGCAAGCTCCCGGGTTTCGCAGCCGGCGGCCTGGTTGACGCGGCGCCGTTTGCGGGAAGCGCGGCGAGCGACGCGACCGGCGGCTGGGCCGGGACGTGGGTACAGGGCGAGGTAGCCGCGTTCATCAATGCGACCAAGGCCGCCGCTGCCGCCGCGGCGAAGGCGACAGCATCCGCGAACGCCTTTACCGCCACGCAGGGGGCATCCGGCGGCTTCATCCAGTCGCTGATGCGCAACATGACCATCGCCCGCGGGTGGGGCGCTTACTGGCCTCAGCAGGCGGCGCTGGAAACGCGCGAGGCCGGGTGGAGCCTGACCGCCCGCAACCCGACCAGCGGCGCGTACGGGCTCGCGCAGTTCATCAACGGGCCCAGCGAGTACGCCCAGTACGGCGGTAACTCCACCACCGCGATCGGCCAGATCACCGGGATGCTGAACTACGAGGCCCAGCGGTACGGGAACCCGGCCAACGCGTGGGCGCACGAGGTCGCGTTCGGCTGGTACGGGAACGGCCTCGACGCGGTGGTCAGCAAGCCGACGCTGATCGGCGTGGGGGAGCGCGGCCGCGAGCACGTCCAGGTCACGCCGATGGTTCCCGGGCGCAGCACGGGCAGCGGCGATATCCACCTGCACCTCGACAACCACGGGGTGATCGGGTCGAAGGCCGAGCTGAACAGCTGGCTTACGGGCAGCATCAACGACCTCGCCCGCGGCGGTTACCTCCGGTACGCGCTCACCCAGTCGCCGTCGGCGCGCTGACCAGGATAAGGGGCGGTAATGACCGACTACTCGATCGGCGGCAGCAGCGGCACGACGGGGCTGTCGAACTGGACGAGCCCGACGGCGGCCGGGAAGCTCGCCCTTGTCGACCCCTCGGACACGACCACGAATCCGCACGGCTCGGCCGGCGCGGACAAGTGGGCGTCGGTCGGGCAGCTGCTCGGCGTCGCCAACTACTACTTCCCGAGCGGCGACACGTCGGGCGTCACCGATCCCGGTGCCATCAACACGATCCTGGCGGCAGGCGACCCGGTCGTCCTGCTGCCCAAGGCGGCCGGGAACAACTACTACGTCAAGACCAAGATCACGCCGGTCACCGGGTCGTTCCTCGGCAGCGAGCAGGCGTGGGCGGGCTCTGAGCACGACAACTACGGGGCTGGCACGGGCCAGCCTGGCGGCGCGGTCCTGTGGATGGTCAGCGGCTTCAGCGACCCGTACGCCATCGACATGTACAACACGACGACGACGCAGGCGTACGGGGCCGACATCGCCGGGCTGACGATCTACGGGGAAGCCGTCCCCAACGCCTCCGGGTCAGGCGGCATCCGCATCCACGGGGCGTGGGGCGCGGGCTACATCCGGCACGTGGCCGTGCTGGGGGTTGTCGGTGACTGCCTGCGCTGCGAGGGAGACGGCACCACCGGGAAGGTCGTGGACGAGTACCGCTTCGAGTGGCTCAAGCTGTCCGGATCCTACCTGGGCAACGGCTTCTGGGCGGACAACATCCCGGACTCCTCGCTGCTGCACGTCCACACCTCGAACAACCTGCTCGACGGCATCCGCATGGGCTGGTCGACGAACACGCGGCTGGACCACCCTAAGAGCGAGCAGAACGGGCAGGCGGGCTATCACTTCACCGGCACGGGCGGCACCGGCGACGTGGTGACGATCACCGCCGCTACCAGCCACGTGAACAACCAGGACGGGATGCTGTTCGACCACACCACGCCGGGCGAGGGCGGCTCGGGCACCTACCAGCTCGTCAACTGCGCCATGGTGAATGACGGCCAGTCTGGCGGCACCACCTACGCCGGGTACCGGAGCAACGGGTGCACCGACCGGATCATGGCGGTCGGCTGCTCATCCCAGCAGGCGTATTACGGCGCAGCAGAGATCGCCACCTCCTACGGGATGTGCTTCACCGCCTCGTGGCTGACCGGCACGGGCGCGGCCACCTTCGATGACGGCAGCAACACGCACGCGCTGGTGAACCAGTCGCCGGTGCCGTGGTGAGCCTGTGGGCGTAATCCGCACCGAGGCCGGCGGCTCGCTGCTGACCGAGGCCGGCGGCGACCTGCTCACCGAGGCGACGGGCGGCAGCGCGACCGGCTCGGGCGGCGTGGCGGCCAAGAAGGCCACGCTGGCCGGCAGTGCCACCGGCGGCGGCAGCAGCGGGTCCGGCGGCCTCGCCGTCAAGAAGGCGGTTCCCGGCGGCAGCGGCACAGCGGCCAGCCTCCCGGGCGCGACCCACTTCCCGTACCACAAGCTCGGCCTCAAGGTCGAGCTGCTGCTTAACACGACGTGGACCGACGTCACCGCCTACCTCAGGGCCGCCGACCCGGTCACGATCTCGCCGTTCGGCCGGACCAACGAGTCGTCGAGCATGCAGGCCGCGCAGCTGGCCCTCACGCTCGACAACCGCAGCGGCCGGTTCACCCCGGGCAACGCCAGTGGCGCGTACTACCCGTACGTGCAGCTGAACACCCGCATCCGCGTCTCGGTCAATGACACCTCCGTCAACAACACGGGCTACAGCGGCTACCGCTTCTGGGGCGAGGTATCCTCCTGGCCCGCTACCTGGGACGAAAGCGGCCGGGACGTCTACGCCCAGGTCACCGCCTCAGGCATCTGGCGGCGGCTGAGCCAGTCGACGAAGACGCTCGGCTCGCCGTACACCCGCTACAACAACATCTCGGTGCGGAACGCCTGGACGCTGGCGTCGTACTGGCCGATGGAAGACGGCCAGAACTCAAAGACCCTGGCTAACCTGGTGGCCGGGCAGGCGGCGATGACCGTCGTCACCACCCAGCAGCCCAACCTGGCGTCCTGCACCGCCTTCCCCGGCAGCGACGCCATCCCGGTGCTGAACGCCGCGGAACTGTCCGGGGTCATCTCCACCAGCGCGCACCCGACCAACGTGCTGTGGCGGTTCACCTTGTTCGTGCCGTCAGGCGGCGACACCGGGGTCGCGGCCGGCCCGGTCGCCCGGATGCACACCTCCGGCACCGTGGCCTCGGTGGACGTCAAGCTCGGCCCGGCGGGCGGCGGCCCGATCACGATCACCGGTGCCAGCTCGGGCGGCACCACGCTGTTCACCGGGTCCAGCTCGCTGTCCACCTACGGGATCCCGCTGGAGGTCCAGGTCAGCCTCGCCCAGGTGGGCAGCAGCATCACCTGGGGCCTGCGCACCATGCTGCCCGGCGGGACAGTCGCCAACAGCACGGTAACCGGCAGCATCAGCGGCACCGTATCGGATTCCACGTCGGTCATCTTCAGCCCCGGGGCGACGTGGAAGGGCACCGCGGCCGGGCAGAGCGTCGTGATCTACGGCAACCCGAACGTCGTCGACTCGGCGCAGGCGCTGGCCGGGTGGAGCGGCGAGTACGCCGGGGCGCGGTTCCAGCGGGTATGCGCCGAGCAGGGCATCGCCGCCACGCTGGTCGGCTCGTCGACCTCCGGCACGATGATGGGGCCGCAGGTCGACGACACGCTGGCGAACGTGCTGGGCATGATCGAGGCGACCGACGGCGGCATCCTGTTCGAGACGCGCACCCAGTTCGGCCTCGGCTACCGGACCCGGGCGTCACTGACCGACCAGTCATCGGCGCTCACGCTGAACTACGCCGCGCAGCAGCTGTTCACGTCGCTGCAGCCGGTCAACGACGACGCCCTTGTCCGCAACGACGTCACCCTCACCAACTACGACGGCTACGCGGTGCGCGTCTACCTGGCGGCCGGGGCGCGCAGCATTCAGGACTCCCCGAACGGGGTGGGCAGCGGCTACGAGGGCACACGCCAGGTGTCGGCCACCAGCCACGCGCAGGTCGACGCGCTGGGCGAGCAGCTGCTCGGCCTCGGCACCGTCGCCGACAACCGCTACCCGACGGTCACCGTCAACCTGGCGCGCACGACGACAGCCAGCCTGTTCAGCGTGGTCCCGTCGGCGGGCGCCGGCGACTACCTGACGATCACGAACCTGCCGGCCTACGGCGGGGCGGCCACGCAGAAGCAGCTCATCTGGGGCTGGACTGAGACGATCACCCTGGAGGCACCCGGGTGGACGTTCACGTTCAACACGATCCCTGAGGCGCCGTGGGAGTCCGGGTTCGTTCCCGGGACGACGATGACCGGGCAGGTTCCCGGGTCGCCGACGACGGCCGCGACGGCGAGCTCTGTCAGCGGCGGGCAGATCGCCGAGAGCGCGATCAGCCTGTTCAACCTGGCGCAGGAAGTGCTGACCTTCAACTTCGGCGGCATCACCAGCACGATCAGCAGCGCCGCGCCGCCGACTCCTACTGACGGCGCCCTGTGGTTCGACGTCAGCAACGGCTACCAGATCAAGCGCTGGGACGCTGTCAGCACCTCCTGGGTGCCGGTTGTCTTCGACGGCGCGAACATCCTCGGCGCCGGCACGATCACCGCCGGGCTGATCGCCGCGAACGCGGTCGTCGCCGCGAACATCGCCGCCGGGGCGGTCACCGCCACCCAGCTCGCCGCCGGGATCGTCAAGGCCGGCATCGTCGACGGCACCCTGATCAGCGGCGCCCAGTTCGTCGCCTACGGGACTACGGGCGAGATCCTGGTTTACTCGGGCGTCCCCGCATCAGGCAACCTCCTGATGTCAGTGTCGGCCGCCGCGGGCACCGACGCTCACGGCAACGGCTACCTCGGCCCGGGCGTGTACGTCTACAACTCCAGCGGCGGGTCGATCGGGCTGACTCCCGCGGCTAACACCGCGCTGCAGCTGACGCCCGGTGTCACCCCGGCGGTGGTGGCGGGCACGGCGCAGGTGTTCGCCAGCACCCCGGGCCACGTCATCGTGCAGGACGGCGGCGACGGCCAGACCTACCAGACGCAGCGGCGCACGCTCTTCAACCCCACCGCGTCAGGCACGCTGACGACGCTGTCCACGATTTTCACCTCGAGGCTGGGCGCCGGCACCTACCGGGTTCACGCGCAGCTGTACATCAATGCGCTGAGCGCGGGATGGGACTTCCAGGCCGAGATAGCCGGGTCCGGCACCCTGACCGGGCAGCTCGGGTACACGGTTCTCCATGGCGGAGGCACTAACGCAGTCACCCAGAACGGCGGCCCCAACGGCGGGATCGCCGCGGGGGTCAGCCTCGGAGCGGGGAGCTGGGTCGTCATGCTCGACGGGCTGTTCACCCAGACGGTGGTCAACGGCATGGACCTCCGGGTCGGGTCGACGACCTCTACCGGGTTCATCGTCAACCCGTACAGCTTCTTCGAGGTAATGCCGGTGTGACAAAGGAAGGACGAAACGCGTGAGCAACAGCTTCTTCCCGGCACCGCCCGCCAACTGGGAGCTGGCGGCCGTCAGCTACTCGACGGTGCTGCCCACCCCGGTCATGCAGGCCGGCGCCGCGCTGGACTTCGGCGCGGGCGTCCACGGCCAGCTGACCTACAGCGTCCCGGTGCTGGGGGCGGTGTTCGCGTTCGACACGCCGGGCAGCTTCGGGGCCTACGACCAGGGCGCCGTCGAGGGCGCCCTGGCGCAGGCGGTTACCGCGGTGTGCCAGGTGCTGGCGTCCATGTCGGGCACGGCGCTGGCCGACTTGCAGGCGCAGGTCACGGTCACCCGCGCGTGGACCTGGGCGTCCGGCACCAGCAGCGTCGTCACGCAAGACGAGATGGCGTACCCGTGAGCTCAGCCAGGAGGCAAGCATGACGACACTAGGGCGCCCCGTCCCGTTCCGCGCGGGCCGCGACGCGGCCGCACCTCAGGTGCTGCCGCACTTCACTGCGATGACCAGCCCGTTCGTGCTGCTCGCCGACATCAGCGAGTACGAGCCGAGTATCGCCGACGCCGTCTACCTCAACTGGTCGAAGGCGGTGGTCATCCGCGCCGCGTACGGCGACCAGCACGACGACAAGGCGTGGTACGGCGGCCAGCGCCGCACGCTGCTGCACTCGGGCGGCGCTCGGTTCGTGGGTTTGTACCAGTACCTCGTCGCCGGGCAGGACGGCGGCGCTCAGGCCAATGCGCTGCACGGCCTCGTCGGCGCGCTCCGGCCCGGCGAGGTGCTGATCGCCGACTTCGAGGAAGGCCAGCACGCGATGCTGAGCGCCTGGTACAACCGGATGCTCACCCTCGGCTACCCGCGCCAGTACCTGTGGACCTACTCGGGCCTGAACTTCGGGCAGGCTAACGGCGCGCTGCCGGTGGAGTGGCTCGCCGCCTACGGCCAGGTTGAGCCTAGCTCGCCCCACAAGCTGTGGCAGTTCACCTCGTCGTACAGCGTGCCCGGCGTCGGCCTCGCCGACTGCTCGATCTTCCACGGCTCGGTTGACCAGCTGGCCGCGCTCGCCTACCAAGGGGCGCAGCCGGCGCCCGCGCCGGTCACGTTCGGGCCACCGCGCAACCTCACTGTCCGCGCAGGGGGCGGCTCCGTCCTCGTCGAGCGGTGCGACCCGCCGGCGGCCGGCCCGGCCGACCACTACGAGATCTGGGTGTTCACCGGCTCGTTCCCGTCGGCGGAGACGATCGTCGCGTCCTACCCGCGGTTCATGCACGCCGCCCCGCAGCAGTTCGGCAGCTTGCAGACCGTCCCGTCCGGCACCCACATGACGCTCCGCGCGGTCGCGGTCGCGGCCGACGGAACCCGCAGCCAGTACGCCGACGCCCGCTTCGAGATGCCCTAGTGAGCCCGATGACTGCCCTCCGGTACGCCGCCACCGCCGTGCTGGCCGGCCTGACGGCCGCCTACGAGTACTACCCGCACCAGCCGTGGATCCCGATCGCGATCGCCGTGCTCGGCACCCTCGGCATCCACGTGGTGCCCTCGGCGATCACGCCGAAGCCCCCGGCCGCGCCGCCCGGGGCGCCGCATGCCTGACCGTGATCCGCAAGCGACATTACCGGGGGAAAGATTGTCGGCCGCTGACCTGCTGTCCCTGTTCGGCGGGTCCGCCGGGGGGACCGCACTTGCCTTCTGCATCCTGTTCCTCACCGGCATGATCGTCCCGAAGGGCACCTACGACGAGATGCGGCAGCAGCGCGACGAGTACAAGCGGATCGCCGAGCTGGAACGGGCCCGCGGCGACGCGGGGGTCGCGGCCGGGCAGATCGTCAAGGACGTCATGATCAGCCTCCGTAAGGAGCTGGAGTGAATGAGGTTCCCAGGCAGGAGGCGCCGGAAAGTGAGGGGCGAACTGGAACGCGTGCGCAGTGAGCGGCGGCAGTCGGAAGAGCAGCTGCGGCACGACGAGGAGCACGTCATCATCCCGCTGCGCCGGCTCCGCGAGCGGAACCACATCGGCCCGCTGATCGACGAGCTGATCCGCCGCAAGGTGGAACGAGAGGGCGGGGGAAGTTGACGCAACTGCAGCTGCTGACCGACTGGGCTAATGACGCCGCGCCGGTCGCGTTCTGGGTGTGCGCCCTGTGGCCCGCCCTTACCTGCTGGTTCTGGCCGTGGTGGCAGCACCAGTGGGGGTGGAACATGGTCATCAAGACCGAGCTGATCGCGGTGGCGCTGCTGGCTTCCGTGCTGCGCCGGGAGTTCGGCGTGCACAACATGTACGTGCTGGGGTGGACGATCGTGTCGTCACTGACGCTCATCCCGATCGTCATCGCCTGGCGGACGGTGCTGATCTGGCGGGCCCAGCGGGACGGGGCGCTGCATGACCGGCAGTAAGTCCGTGAACCGGGTTATCCGCTGGCTGCTGGCGCGGCACGACGCCCGCGCCTTGCGCCGGAACCGCAAGTGGGCGGCGAGGGGAAGGCCGTGAGCCTGGCACGGCGGGCAGTCCGCGCCTACCGTGAGCTGTGGCGGGACATCCTGCACCTGTGCGCCACAGGCGAGCTGCGGCCCGGAAGATAGCCCGTGCAGCACGAAGCCCCCGGAGGTTTTCTCCGGGGGCGTTTTTGGCGTCTGGGGAGCTGCGGCGGACGGGCACGTGGAGCTAGGGCTATCGCTCCTGCCCCTCGGGGTTCCGGTGGTAGATCTGCTCCGGCCCGATCGGCTCCCCGTGGTCGGTGCAGCCCCCCACGAACATCCCCTTGCCCCCGCGCGACCGGAACCCCTCGTCGGTCATGTCGAGGTTCCACGCCACCGACCCGCCCCGCAGTATCCGCCAGCACGCCCGCAGGGCGAGGAACCGGGTGTGCTCGTTGTAACGTCGCCGCATGTCCTGATCCTTCCAGCACTTTGGCCAGCGCGTCGACCTCCGCTGCTGCGGACGGGCACGCGGGACTAGAGGGTGAGGCCTACGCCGGCAGTGGGGCCCGGTTCGGTCGGCCCGATGAACGCGCTCTCCTTGGCGATCCCATGCGCGCCCTCGAAGTAGAGCAGGCACGGGCTGCCGTCCGGCATGCTTCCGAGTCGCGCCCGGTATACCAGCGGGCGCCCGCGCAGCACGTGCCACGCCAGGCCAGCCCGTGTCAGCGACAGCCGAGTTGGCAGGTCCCGGATCTTGCGTCGCAGCTCATCCATGCCCTGATCCTTCCAGCACCTTGGCCAGCGCGTCGACCTGCTCGCACGCGCCCTCGTCCCCGGCCGCGACCCGCTCACCCAGCCACAGCACGGCCGTCGTCACCCGCAGCAGCGCAGGCAGGCATGACGGGTCCAACAGATCCTCCGGGGGCAGCGGCGAGAGCGCGGCTACAGCGTATCGCCCGGCCTCCTGCCGGTATGCACCCAGTCGAACCGCCCCGGCTGCGGCTTCTCGCGCCGCACCACTTCCCCGCAGATCACGCATATCGCCGTCACCGGGTAATGCCACGGCAGCCGCAGGTTCGCGCGCAGCCCCGTGTTCCGCCCGATCAGCGAGTACGCCGAGCCGGGCTTGATCAGCAGCTCATGAGGGTCAACCGGCACCGTCCGCCGCCTCGATCGCGTTCAGCAGCGCTTCCAGCGTTCGCGCCGTGTGCAGCTCCCGCGACGCCCTGTACTCCAGCCGGTCCGGGTCGAACCGGATCACCCACCCGGCCTGCATCGCCGCGTCGGCCCGCTGCTGCACGCGCTCCCGCTTCGCGTCGGGCTTCCGTGGCGGCACTTTCTTCGCGAAGTCCGGCCCCATCACCGCTCCCTCTCTTCCATGCACTCCAGCGCGCCCGGGTCGAACTCAACCCAGCCCAGCTCCACGGCATCGGCCGTCTCGTCCCAGCCCTTGGCCTGCAGGCACTCCGCCTGAGCCCTCAGCGCCTGCTCATTCAGTCCCATCACCGCTCCCCTCGTCCTCGTCGTCGAGCGCCTGCCGCCGCAGCTCCGCGCTTTTCGCGCACGGGTCGGGGAACGCCCGCTCCAGCAGCCTGCCGGGCGTCTTACTGCCGATCAGTCCCATCAGCCCTGTCCCTTCGTGTGCGCCGGGTGCGGGTCGCACACCAGGCACTTGCCGCACAGCGTGCAGTGAGCGTGGCCCATGCTCTGGGGGTTGCTGCAGGCCATCGTGATCACCTCGGCCCGTTCGCGCCCTTGTCGTGCTGGTGCGTATTCGCGTCGCTGGCCGGGACGGTGCGCATGCACACGTGGCACCAGAAGGCAGCCGGGGCGCTGTCGATGCTGTCCATTTCTCGTTTCCTCTCGGGTTAGTTGGACGATCGGTGGGTTAGGTTTCCAACCCGCTCCCGTAGCGGGCTAACCGTGGCCCTGACCTGCGTTTTGTTAGCTGAGTTAGGCGTCGGCATGGGGTTAGCCGCAGGCCTTGCGGAGGGTCCCTGGAGACGGTTCGCGATGGGGGCACGGCTAACTCACCTCCCGCTGCCTGATCACCCGGTGCAGGTCGTCCAGGTCGAGCGTCGGGACGTTGCCCGGGTTCGTCGTCGGCACGCCCGCGGCCATCAGCAGCTTGCGCAGCTGCACGCCCGTCAGCCCCCGGTACTCGCCCCATGACGGCGCGAGGTTGTGCAGCAGGTCCGGCAGCTCCGACACCCGTACCTTGCCGGTGCGGTGCGCCGTGACCGTGTCCAGGTCTGCCAGCAGGTCCCGCGACACGATCGCCAGCGGGTGCTCAGTGCCGGGCACCGGAAGGTCCCGTTCCGCCAGTGCCGTTATGGCACGCTGGACGATCGGCGGCACCTGCGGAGTGTCGACGCGGTACGCCTGGATCATCTCCGACCGCGCCTCGCCGGCGAATCCCTTGCACAGCGCGATGCCCCGGTCGGTGCCAGGGATCAGCTCGGTTGCCCGGTGGCCGGCCGAGTGCGCGCCCGGGCCGAGAATCGCGTCATTGGCGTAGATGTCCGCCAGCGCGTACGCCACGCCGACCGTGCAGTTCGTGGTGACGTCCCGCGGCATCGACCCGCGAACCGGCGCCTGCGTGCTGACCTTGATGTGCACGCCGCGCTTGCGGTCCAGTTTGACGTTTTCGCCGAGCAACTGCGCGAAGTCCTTGCCGAACTTGCGGTGGGTGATCGGCACGTGTGCCTCTTCGACCAGCACGAACACCGGGTGCAGTCCCACGCCCGCGTGCGCGATCTCCCTGGTGACCTCCTGGACGCCGTAGTCGACGAGCAGCTGCCCGCGGCGCTGCAGCTCCTCCTTTAGCAGTTCCTGCTCTTCGAGCATCCGCTCGATGACCTCGTCCTCTGCGCCCATCAGGTAGCGCGAGCAGCGCGGCTTGAAGGCCTCGAAGTCGAAGTTGGTGTCCGGCACGTAGATTCGGACCTCGGTGACGATGTCGAGCGTGTAACCGCAGGCCACGACGCGCGCGCCGTTGCTCTTGCCCTGCTCGGGCATCCCGCCGTCGATTGAGTTCCGGCCGATGACCGGGATATAAGCCAGGTCGCCTTTCAGTGTGCGGCCGAACGGCAGCCCCTTGAAGACGTCGGTGAAGCCCTCGGTAAGTAGCGGGTACGGTCCCGCTCCCTCTTCGAGCGCGCCCTTGTCGGCGATCCAGGTCTTGAGGATCGCGGCCTCGCTGCCGACCGACGGCCACACTTCCTTGGCGGCCCGGTGGACGCCGGCGGCGTAGTCGGCGCGGCGGCGCACTACCTTCTCGGCCGCCAGGCCCGGCAGCCGGATCTCCGAGTAGGTGCCGCGCCCTTCCTGCCGGCAGGAGACGACGAACTGAAGCGGCGCGCCCGCCTTCAGGTAGTCGGTGATCTGCGGGAAACGCATGTTCTTCAGGGCGTTCGTCAGCAGCAGCTCGGTGATCTCGTGGTCGACGTCGGCGTCGGCCGCGGTGCGCGCCCACAGCGGCGCGAGGCTGCCGCCGCGGCGGCCAGCCGTATACAGCACGGCTACGACAATGAACGGCCCGGCGATGACGCCGATATGCGTGATGGTCCTCGCGTCGCGGATCAGCGCGGCGGCCAGGTCGAAGAGCGCCGCGGGGTTGCCGAGCGCCCAGCCGCCCAGCAGCATCAGGATCACCGCGGCGAACAGCAGCCAGTGAATGTTCCTGGCCACCTCGATCAGCATGCCGACCCGGCCGCGGGTCCGCTCATGGCGCCGGTGCCGCTCGTCGGCCGCGTTCTTCAGCAGCAAAGCGGCCTTGTCGGCCTCGCCCTGCGCGGCGTACTGGTGCGCCATCCGCTCGGCGAGGGTGCGCCCCTGGCGCCTGCTGCGGGCCAGCACGACCGCGCCCGCGGCAACGTAGCTGGCGTGGCGGGCGACCGCCTTCGTGTGCGGGTGCGTGACCACGACCGTGACCGTCTGGAAAACCTGGATGACGACGGGCCGCGGTGCCTCCTGCTCGTCGACGATCTCGCCGAGCGGCGGCAGCTCGGCGACCACGCCCGTGACCACCTCGGCCACCTCGGCGTCGTCCGGCACGGCGGGCAGCCTGCTCATGTCCACGACAGGACCCCCTCGCGCTGCAGCCGCTGGCAGCGCTGGTAAACCGCCCCGGCTGCGGCGACGGTGACGACCGCGGCGGCCACCATGGCACCGTGGACGCCAAGCAGCGCCAGGGCGAAACCGAGGACGGCCAGGACAGTGCGGGCGCTCATGATGCCGGCCCTCCTGGCGCGCAGGTCCACATGTAGTGCTGGTGGCTCGGCATGCGCTGCGCTGTCTGCCCGGTGGCGCATTTCGGCTTCGGCGTGCACGAGGTGTCAACCGGCAGGATGCCAAGGGCCGCCAGGACTGCCACGGTGAGCCAGCGGCTGGCGCGGGCGCTCATGCCGACGCCCCGTTCATCGACGCGTAGCGGATCGGCTCGGGCGTCTCGGGCTCGTCCTCGGCGCCATCGTCTGCCACGGCCATGACGACCTGGCGGACGATCTCGTTGTGGACGCTGAGCACAAGACCGATTCCCCGGTAGGTTGGGTTACCGCCGAGGCAGTCCTTGGAGTGGAACCAGAGGTCGCGGATCCGGCCGTCGCGGTCCTCTGCCACCCCGTGCCCGCATCCGACGGTCACGGTGACGGTGTTCGCCACCCGCTCGCCAGCCCGCGCCTTCAGCCACCGCTCGAACAGGAAGCTCGAGCAGGCGAATACCTGTGCCGCGACCGCGGCTATGACTGCGTCCCTGCGGCCGTAGATGATCCCGGATTCCCAGTTCGCGTACAGCGACTCGAGCACGCCGGGCACGACGCCGATCAGCCCGAGCCAGGACTGCCACCCGGTCGCGACCAGGAAGAACACTGAGCCGATGACGATCTGGCCGTCGATGGCCAGCGGGATGATGTGAGCGGTTTTCCACGACTGGTGCGCTTGCAGCAGCAGTGCGCTGATGTGCGTATAGGAGACGAACCCGGTGCCGCCGACCACGACGGCGAAGGCGGCGCCGATCGCCAGCGTGGCGCCTATCCCGGGGTGACTCCGGGTGGCGCTAGCGATGCGGGTGGGGAAATCGGTAAGGTCCACGTGGGCCTCTTCCTGGTTGAGTCAGGTTGTAGGTGAGGGCTCTGCCCCCGGGTCGTCAGGTTGGTTCGCTGCCACCTGGCGGCCCGCCGTCGTTTCTGGCGGTTCCTGGCACTACCATACGACGCTCTGCCGTGCGTTGCATAGCGGTGCACCGCTATGGGGATATTTGCTCTGCTGGGGGAAGTGGTTCAGTGCTGCGCATGGCAGAGATCGGCTACGAGTGGCAGCGCGTGGCGGGCGACATCCTGCGGCGCATCGACAGCGGCGAGCTGCCGCCCGGCTCGATGCTCCGCGGCGAGCGGGCCCTCGCGGAAGAGTACGGCGTGAGCGTCGACACGATCCGCCGCGCTACGAAGTACCTGCGTGAGGAAGGGCGCGTCGTCACCCTGCCGGCCAAGGGCACGTTCGTGGCCGAGGGCTAACGACCGCTCCGGGGTGTACCCGGGCGTGCCCGTCACTGCACAGGGACCGCCGGGAGTGCCCGCGTAGCGTCACGCGCCATGGAGGACGACGACGAGGCACCGCGGGCCGTCAGCCGCGGCGCGGCCTACGCCTACCGTCAGGTCGCCGACGACATCGCGGCCCGGGTCCGCGCGGGCGAGTGGCCGTTCGACGCACGGCTGCCCGGCCGGGAGGAGCTGGCGGCCGAGTACGGCGTCGCCGAGCGGACGGTGCGGCGCGCGATGCAGGTGCTCGAGGCAGAGGGGATCGTCGTCGTCGTTCCGGCCAAGGGCGTCTATGTAACATGGGCAGTCCACAAGTAGTGCACATGAGCACCCCGCGAACCCCCGTATCAGCCCGTAGCTACCCGTAGTAAAGTGCGCAGGCCGAAGGCAGGAAACGAACGCGCATTCCTGCTGCCAGCACCCCCGCACTGACATGCCGAGACAGTACCATCCGGCCATCTAGCTGGCAGCACCGCTAAACCGGGCCCGCCTGGTGCACATCGGGTGCACTCGCGGGCGCCCCGGAGAAGAACGAGTCGACCGCCGCGCGGCCGTCGTCGTCGCTTCCGCCCGGCATCATGTGCGCGTAGATACCGACCACCGTCTTGACGCTGTCGCCGATCCACGACGCTACCCGGACCACGTCCCGCCCGGCCCGCAGCTGCGTGCTCACGAACGTGTGCCGCAGCGCGTGGAGGCCGTCGTCGCGCGGCCGGCCATCCTCCGGCGTCACCCCGGCCCGTTTCGCCGCCCGCCGCCACAGGTTGTTCAGCGACGTCCCGCGCACCGGCCGCCCGCCCGGCGAGGTGACCAGCAGCCGCACCGTCAGCGGCTTGCCGTGCCGCTCCCGGTCGGCCGGGTCGTGCCATGGCAGCGTCACCGACGCGGCGGGGAACTCGCCGAGGTGCCGCTGAAGGCGGCGCTTCGTCTCCGGCGACAGCGGGGCACTGTGCGGCTTGCGGTTCTTCAGCGGGCCGAACCACAGCTTGCCGTCCACGTACTTGAGCTGGCGCACCACCCGTACCCGCGGGTCGTCGCGCTTCAGCCAGTCGACGTCATCGATACCCAGGCCGAGCATCTCGCCCTGGCGCATGCCCGTGCCCGCGCCCAGGTCGAGCAGGACGCGGTATCGGTCGGGCAGCTGCCCGCGCATCGCCTCGAGCTGCTCGAGCGACCACGGGCGCGCGAGGTGCTCGCCGACCTTCGGCCACTCCACCGACGGGACGCGGGTGGGGTCGCGCATCACGATGCCGTCGCCGATCGCCATCCGGAAGACGTAGGACACGTCGCCCATCACGTGCCGGGCCCGGATCGCCGACAGGGGGATCGCCGTCGCCCACGCCGAGGTGATGCTCGGCTGCGCGGCGAGCAGGCTCATGGCGTGCTGGCCGATAGACGGCGCCCCCGTAGGCGTCCTCCCGCTGCCAGCCTCGCCCTCGTACACGTGCAGCCGCAGCCGCAGCTCCAGGTCGGCGGCGGTCTCCGGGTTGGGGATCTTCCGCGCCGCCCGCAGCTGCTCGGCGTACCGCTGCAGGGTGACCTCCCCGGCGCGCGGGTCGACGTAGGTCCGCGTCAGGATCGCCGCGGCGACGACCTTGTCGTATGCCTCGGCGTGGAGCTCCGGGTCGGCGCCGTCGCGCAGCGCGAAGTTCCGCGCCCGCTGCTTCCCGGTCGCCGGGTCGCGCCAGCGCACCTGCCAGCGGTCGCCCTTCAGGTGACGGGTGCCCGGGTAGAGCTTGTTCCGGCCGCGGCCGCACTTGCACGGCTGGTCGCCTGCGTCCGGGTCCTTGTGCCAGCGGTCGTAGACGCCCATGGTGCTCCTGAAGACGATGTGACTGGGGTGTACCCGGGTGCACCCGGGAGCTGCGGAAAATCCCACAGGAGAACTATTGCAACAGGCAAGTAACGGGGAGTAGTTTAACGATTCCCGTATAAATCTGTGGGAATTTTCGGTAAAACCGTAGTTGGACCGTAGGGGGGGCTTGTAATGGCGCAAGTTAAAGTTGTTTCTGTTGTTTCGAGGATTGCTGCTGTTGTCTTCTGGTGTCTTGCATTGGTCACCCTGTTTACCCCGTCGATGCAAGGCGGCGGCCGCATGGTCCTCGCCGCGGTCCTGGCGGGAACGGCCACCGTCGTCGCGGCGCTCGCCTGGCTGGAGCAGCAGCGCGACGACCGCGGCGGCGACACGCTGAAGCAGGTAACCGACGAGTACCGGCGGCGGGAGGCCGCGCTTATCAGGACGTTCGCCTATCTCGCCGAGGCTCCGGCACAGCCGCAACGTCACCTGCACCGCGCCTAGGCGGCTCCGAAAGGGCCCGGTCCATCGCTTCCTCGAGAGCGCTGGACCGGCCCCGCAGCACTTCGCGCATATGGTCCTTGAGCCGTTCGAGCTCTTCGGGAGTCGGCATCTCCGGCTCTTCTTCGGGCACTTCTGACGCGATGCGTTCCATCTCGCCCGACGGCCAGCGGAGCGCCTCTTCGATCTTGGCGCGCGTGACCGCGATCGGCCAGCGGTGCCTGATCTCCAGGTTGTAGACGGTCTTCGGGTCAATCTTCGCCGCGGCGGCTAGTTCTGCGCGGTCCATGCCCAGTCCGCCGCGCCTCGCGGCTACCGCGAGGGCGGCGCGCTTCCGGCCGTCCGCGCGGCTGTCTGCTGCCATGCCAACAGTTTGCGGGAATGTTAGGGCAATGGCAACGTTGCATAAAGTTCCCCTATGTTGCCTACTGGGACAGATGGATACCCGATTGTTCCCTGAGAAGGGAACGTTTCGCTTGACAGCGTTCCCTAACGTTCCCTAAAGTTCCCGGTATGACCGAAGCACGGAACGGCGCGTCAGATCTCGCGGACCTTGTCCGCGCATCGCGGCTGCCGAGTGTCGCCGAGCGCAAGCGCATCCGCAAGGCGGCAGACGTCTCCCTCCAGCGGATGGCCGATGCCCTCGACGTCACCGCGCCGACCGTCCATCACTGGGAGAACGACCGCTACGGGCCGTCCCCGGAGAACGCGGTGAAGTACCGGAAGCTCCTCGAAGAGCTGGCCAAGGCTGCCGGGACCGAGATCGCGGAGGCGTCCTGATGGCCGCCGCCGGGACGTACCTGACGACGAAGGAACTGGCCGATCTCGCCGCCGAGGTGATCCGGCAGGCCCAGGTGCAGGCGCTTCCGACGAAGCACCTCACGCTGCAGCAGCTGGCCGACCGGCTCGGCATAAAGCTGCGCACCGCCGAGGACTGGCTGCTCGACGGCAAGCTGCCGCCGTCCATCCGCATCGGCCACACCCGCCGCTGGCGCCTGGTCGACATCGAGGAGTGGGAGGAATCCCACCTCGTCAGGCCGGCCGGAACTTAGCCAGGCAGCCCCCGCATGCACGCAGGGGCTGCCACGCATGGCAGGCGCAGACCTGCCGCCCGGCGGGAGAACGCCACGCCGGTCACATCAAGGTAACAGGAGAACGCAATGCGAATCACCCGGCCGAACCCGGAACCGCGCGAAGACGGCGACTACTGCAGCTTCACGAACGGCGTCGCCTACGGCAAGCCGTACGGCTCGATCAAGCTCGACGACGCCGGTCACCTCCGCCTCGACGACATCACCCTTGACGACGCCCGGCGGCTCGCCAAGGCCGCGATGCGGATCGAGCAGGAACTGACCGCCGCTCACGCCCGGATGAAGGCCCCGCACGGCGGCGAGCACTTCTACCAGGGCACCTGCCAGCTGTGCGGCAAGCCGGAGGACGACGAGCTGCACGCCGAGCCCGAGCCGCTCAAGATCAGCGACTCGACGATCGCGGCGGCCGCGTACTTCGCCCAGCCCGGCAACACCGTGGACGACGTGCTCGCTGCCCAGCGCGCGGACAAGTCGGTGGCGTCATGACCCGCCCCGCGCAGCTCCCGGTCACCGCGTGCCGCGAGCCGTGGCCGCAGGCCGCCGGCGTCTACTGCACCCGCCCGAAGGACCACAGGGGCGGCCACAAGGACGAGAACCAGAACCAGTACTGGCCGGCCGAAGAGACGCTTCCGGCGGTGACCAAGTGACCGCCTATGCCCCGCGCCACGCGTTCAGCGTGGCCCGCCAGCTCCCTGAGCTTGAGACCGAGCGTGAGCCGTCCCGCGTCGTCCTGTTCTTCCGCCGCGCGATTGCGGCCGTGCGGTGGAGGAAGGCCGCCCCTGCCCCTGCTGTCCGGTGTGAGGCAGGGGCGGCCACGGCCCTACTCGGTGACCCCGTGCTCGGCGACCGGATGCTGTCCGACGTCCGCCGCGACTACGACACCGGCCAGCTCGCCGCGCTCCACCCCGCCGCCCACGGCCCGGAACGGCCCACCGTGCTGGAGCGCCCCGACGGGCAGGTCATCGTCGACGAGCACCACCACGTGCAGCTCCGCCCCGTCAACGGCAGGTCGCTCGGCACGCAGCCGCGACGCCAGCTCGACCCGGCGTTCCGCGAGGAGGAAGCAGCCGAGGCGCAGCGCTCCGGCTACGTGCGCTCGCAGATGGCCGGAGCCGTGGCCACGAACGACCCGGCGGTACTCCGCCAGGTGATCGCTGCGCTGAAGCGGCCCGAGCGCACGCCGACCGAGCCCGTGCCCGTCTACGGCGAGACGTGCGTCGCCAACGTGCTCGAAGCCGAGCGGCTGTCCGGGGAGCTGATCACGTGAAGCTCAGCGACCGGCAGGCATTCGCCCTGCTCGCCCTCGACGGACTCCGTGCACCCGCAGGCGGCGCCGGCCTCGCCGCGCGGATGACGGCCATCGGCCGCGAGACCAGCGCCGCCGGAGCCCATCAGGCGGCTAACGGGCTCGTGAACAAGAAGCTGGCCATCAAGGGCTACCCGGCGGGCATCGAGTACATCCGCTACGAGATCACCAACGAAGGCCGCAAGGTAGCTGCCGCGCTGCGCGAGGGGGCCGCCGAGTGAACGGATACAGCGCGATCGTGGCGCTCGCCCTGATCGAGGCCGCCGCCCGCACATACCAGGTCCACGCGGCCCGCAAGACGACAGAGGCACGCGCGAATGCGAGGCAGCAGTGAGCGCCGTCCACCTCGAGCACGACGGGCGGCCCGCGTGCCACACGCCCGCCCAAGTCACCCTCACCACCGACCGCGACGAGGCCACCTGCCGCAACTGCCTCAGCAGGTACCGGCCAGTCGGCTACCAGTGGCCCGACGTCAAGCCCTGCGGCACCACCGCCGCCTACCGGCGCCACCTCCGCCGCCACGGCGCACCGGTGCGCTGCGAGACGTGCCTCCAGGCCGAGCGGCGCCGGTGGGAAGACCGCAAGGCCAGATACGGGAAGGCAGCCTGATGGGCACCGTAACCAGCGCGTCCGCCGTCGTCCTCACAGGCGCCTGGCACGCGTTCGCCGGCATCTTCTGGGGCGTCTGCAAGTGGACCGGCCTCGCCGTCATCGGCACCTGGTTTGGCCTCTTCGTCTGGGCCTACTTCTTCGGCAGCCGCAAGCCCGGTGGGCCGCTCCCCGTCCGCAAGCCGCAGGTCGGCGACGACACGCTCGCCATGCTCGCGCAGCGCCGCGAGGTGCGGCCGCGGCACGGGTGCGACGAGGACACGTTCATCGGCGACGGGATGACCGAAGCGCTCGACCGGATGCTCAGGGGTGAGGGACGTGGCTAGGCCGGTCATCACCAAGCCAGGACTGTACCCGGACATCGACGAGGACTGGTACCACGCGGACTGCGTTGAGGGCGGCTCGCTGTCGGTGTCGGGGGCTAAGCTTCTCCTTCCGCCGTCGTGCCCGGCCCTGTTCGACCACGCGCGCAGGCACGGCAAGCACAGCAAGTCGATGGACACCGGAACCCGCGTGCACGCCCTCGTGCTCGGCAAGGGCGAAGAGCACCTGGCCCTGCTGCCCTACGACGAGTACCGGACCGACGAGGCGAAAGCAGCCCGCGACGCGGCCATAGCAGCGGGGAAGATCCCGACGAAGCCGCGCGAGATGGCCGAGGCCGAGAAGATCGCCGCCGCCGTCTTCAACGACAAGGAAGCGCGACGGCTGCTCGACACCGTCACCGACACGGAGCTTTCCGGCTTCTGGTTCGACACCGAGCACAAGATCTGGCTGCGCATGCGCCTCGACGCGCTCGGCTGGGGCGAGCGCCCCGAGATCGTGGACGTCAAGACGACCGCCGACTCATCGCCCGCCGCTTTCGCCAAGAGCATCGCCGACTGGCGTTATGACATGCAGGACCGCCATTACCGCGAGGGACTCGCCGCGATCCTGTCCGGCACCCCCGGCGAGCTGGAAGCCGACGACATCCGGTTCACCTTCCTGGTGGTCTGCACCGCCGCGCCCTACCTCGTCATGACCTACGAGCTCGGCAGCGACGACACGGAGCGGGCCGACGAGTCCAACCGGATCGCCCGCGGCATCTACGCCCGCTGCTCAGAACGGAACGAGTGGCCCAAGTGGTCAGACTCGCCCGTTGAGCTGAGCCTCCCTTACTACCGCGCCAAGCAGATCGAGAGAGACATCAATGACTACTACAACTGACGTCGCCGTCCGCGAGGACGCGTCGCCCGCGCTGCACCTGCCCGCGCTGCCGAACCTGCCCGACACCGACTCGTGGATCCGGGCCATGGCGTCGATTGCCAAGCTGGCCGACCAGATCTGCAACACGTCGTTCGTCCCCAAGGGACTGCGCGGCGACCCGGCCTCCGTCACCGCCGCGATCCTCACCGGCCGCGAGCTGGACATGGGGCCGATGCAGTCGCTCCGCCACATCCACGTCGTGGAGGGCACGCCGTCGCTCGACGCCGAGTACAAGCGCGCCAAGGTGCTGTCGCTCGGCCACGAGTTCCGCATCCTCGAATGGGACGACGACCGCTGCAAGGTGGCCGCGCGGCGCAAGGGCGACCCGAGCGCGCCGCTCATCGCCGAGTACACCATCCGCGACGCGCGACGCGCCGGGCTCGTCAAGGACCGCGGCAACTACATCACCCGCCCGAAGGTCATGATGCTCGCCCGCGTCACCACCCTCGTCTGCAACGCGATCTTCGCGGACGTCACCAACGGCCTGGCCACCACGGAGCTGCTCGAAGCGGGCGACGAGGACGCGGTAGCCGACGCCATCGGCGCATCCGTGGAAATGCCGCAACGCCGGGTGCCCGAGACGGCAGACCTGCGCCAGCGCGCCCGCGCCCAGACCGTGACCGCGACAGTGGTCACCCCAGAGCCCTCGCCCGCGGGCCCGGAGATCTCCCCCCACTCCGGTGATGCCGCTGCCCGACCCCAGGCGGACGTGCCGCCCGCGGGCGAGGCCCCAGACCCGGCGTGGCAGCGGGCGCTGAAGGCCGCGCAGGCGCAGTGCAAGAAGGTGCTCGGCGACGACAGCGAAGCGCGGCACGCCTACGCGGCGCGCATCCTGCGGGTCAGCGAGGTGCGGTCGTTCAACGACCTCAAGGTCGAGGAGCTGCGCGAGGTCGCGACGGTGATGAACAGCGTCGGCAGCCGCGACGAGCTTGAGGCGCTCCTGACCGCCGGCGAAGTGCGCGGCGAGGTGCCCAGTGCCTGACGCACCTGTCCGCACCCTCGGCACCGTGGAGACCGTCCACGGCCAGGAGCTCGCCGTCGGCGTCGACCACGACGCGATCACGATCGACGGCAAGCAGCTCGGCCCGCAGGCGGCCGAGGACTTCGCCCGGCTGTACTTCGCCGCCGACGAGGCGGCGCACTGGTGGGCCGCCACGCAGCAGGACGACGAGACGGTGAGCGCCCCGTGAACGTCTCCGAGGGCCAGCTAGCCGACGCACTGGACGGCTTCTACAGCAACGTCAGCGTCTCCGGCGCCGTCGTCCAGGGGCAGATTGTCGAGCCCGACAAGATGGCCCGTGCGCTGTTCGCCGCGCTCAGCCGCATAGCCGCGCTCAGCGAGCCGGAGGGCGTGCCGGACACCGAGCCGGACGCCGCCCCGTTCAACGGCGACCACGAGCTGACCCTGCTCGCCATGGTCATCGAGGCATTCGACGAGATGGGCGAGTTCGCCGTCGCCAGGTGCATGAGCTACCTGTCCGACCGCTACCCGCCCGAGTAGCACCCCCTAGAGCCGCCCGCCCGCGCACCCGTCCGCGCGGGCGGGCTCAGATCGGAGAGACATGAGCAAGTACCTGCGGGTTACCCGCGACTCGGTCATGTGGGGCAGGCACCGGGAGAACGGCGTCTGGCTTGCCTTCACCCCGCGCCGTCGCCTGATGCTGCCGTGGTTGCCACCAGGGCACGACGCGGTGTTCATTGCGCTCGGCCGCCTGCGCGTCCGCATCATGACGCGCCACCTCGACTACCGCCAGTGCGAGCGCAACCGCCAGGACGAGCAGACGGTGCTCGGTGGTTAAGACCGTCACCACCGCGCACTGCATGCGCTGCGACTGGGTGCCCGAGGGTGACCCGGACAAGGCGGCGGAGCGGCATACGAAGACCGCCGGGCACCCGACGGCGACCGTGACGAGGCCGGTGTGAGCGTCGTCGTCGCCTGCGGGTACTGCTGGGCCGAAGCCGGATCGGCGAAGGCCCTCGTCCACGCCGACGACTGCTCGCGGAACGGCCGCCCGCAGCCCGCAGGGGACAAGCCGTGCCAGGCGGCGACGGTCGGGTTCTGCGACTGCCCACGGTGCACTACGGAGGCGCCGTGAGCCTGTACCAGCGGATCATGGCGCGCGGCGAGTACCCCTACCGCCCCGCCGCGTCGCCGCCCGACCTGCTCGCCGAGAGTGAGCAGCGCGACGCCACGGGCCGCCTGACCGCGCGCGAGCAGCTCGGGCCCGTCCTCACCGGCGGCCTGTGGCGCGAGCTGCCCGGGACGTGGCACCTGCCCGACCCGTACGGGCCGGACCCGGTGGTCTTCGGGGACGTGCCGAGGGTGGGGGCCGGATGAGCGGGCTACTCGGCGGCGTACAGGTCGGGGTTGGCTGCCTTGTCCTCGCGGACGAGCTTGGCCGTGAAGTCGTAGGTATGGGCGTAGCCGATCGCCCGTGCGATGTCCGCGGGCTTATTGCCCTTCCGGCCGGCGGCGACGATGGCGGCCTTGAGCCGGTCCGGGCCGTTCACGTAGTTGTCGGCAGCCTGCTCGAGCTGCGCGCGCGTCTCAGGGTCCACCTGCGGAAGTGTCTCACGATCAATGTCGGTGGTCACGATCCAACTGTACGACATACCATCCTGGTCTGACACCTTGATCTGTGACAGTGTTTTGCGATAGTGATTAAGCGTCCAGAGAATGCACTCTGGGAACCATGTGACGTTTTGAGAGGCAGGCCGCATTGGCTCGCAGCGGGCTACCCGGCTCGTACGACGGGACGCTCTACAGGTCCCACCTAGAGGCCAGGTGGGCGATATTTTTCAAGCACCTTGACGTCAAGGCCCGGTATGAGCCGCAGGGCTTCGACCTGGGCGACGGCATGCTGTACCTGCCCGACTTCGCCGTCTTCGCCGCGGGCGGCACGCTGTGGGCCGAGGTCAAGCCCGAGTGGGACGCCGACCCGGAAGGCGTCGAGAAGTGGCGGCGGTTCGCCGCGACCCGCCCGCAGCCATCACGCGCCGTGCTGCTGATCGGGCCGCCGTCAGAAGACGGCGAGCACGTCGTCATCGGCGGCGACGACACCGCGGACGACCCGCTGAAGGGACCGTGGGAGGACAACGGCCAGGTCTGGCGCCCGTGCACCGACGGCCGTCACTTCGACCTGGCATGGCCAGGCAAGAGCTGGACCAAGTTCGCCGCCGACGACTGCCCGGACCACTTCGGCGCCGACGGGGTTGAACGGATCAAGGCCGCGGTCGAGGCCGCGCTGTCGCACAGGTTCGGCAAGTTCGGCCCGACGCCAGGGCAGACGTAAATGCGCCGCAGCGAGATCTTCGTACCGCTGACGACCGACTTCCCGGACAACCGGAAGGTGCGGGCGCTCAGCCGCTACGGCCGCGACGCCCGCCCGGCGCGCGACCTCTACGTGCAGATGCTGCTCTACTGCAAGCGCACCAAGTCCGACGGGTTCGTGCCAGAGGAGCAGCTCGGCCTGCTCGCCTACCCGGACCCGGTCAAGTACGGCCGCCGCGACGCCGACCACCTGGCCGACGTGGGACTGATCGAGCGCGGCACCGGGGGATGGCTGCTGCCGGGCTGGCTCGAGCGCAACCCGTCACGCGCGTCGATCGACGCCAAGTCGGAGGCCAAGTCCCGCGGGGCGCGGCACGCCAATCACAAGCGGTGGCACTCCGAGACGGCAGACCCGGACTGTGAATGGTGTCGGACTACTGATCAGACCAGTGATCAGATATCTGATCAGACCACTGATGATGTTCCGAACATCCACCGATCACAGTCCGAATCCACAGAGACAGAGACAGAGACAGAGACAGAAGTAAAGACACTTGCCCGGCAAGCCGGGCGACCGCCAGAGCCCGGCTCCGACGACGACCCCGACTGGGTCGCGTTCTGGGACGCCTACCCGCGGAAAGTCTCCAAGGCCGAAGCCCGCAAAGCCTGGAAATCCGCCGTCGCCAAGCGCAAGGCCGACCCCGCGGCCATCATCGCGGCCGCGGCACGCTACGACGCCGACCGCACCCGGACCGACGAGTTCACCGCGTACCCGGCGACCTGGCTCAACGGCGACCGCTGGCACGACTACGGGCCGCGGACGACAGAAACCGCCGGCGCACGCCAGGCGTTCCCGTGGGAGAACTGATGGACGTCCTCCGCGAGATCCTGCTGCCCAAGCTCGAGGGAATCCGGCCGTCCGCCGGCGCGTACATGGCCCAGTGCCCCGCCCACGAAGACGGTCGGGCCAGCCTGTCCATCGCCGAAGGCAAAGACCAGCCGGTCGTGATCAACTGCCACGCCGGGTGCGACCCCGTCGACATCCTCGCCAAGCTCGGCCTCACCTGGGAAACCCTCTGCAGCCCACGCGAGCAGGACAGAACCGCGAAAGGCGAGTGGACCCCGTTCGGCGAGGCCGTCGCCGTCTACGACTACACCGACGAGCAGGGCACGCTCCTGTTCCAGGTGTGCCGCACCGCGGACAAGCAGTTCCCGCAGCGCGTACCCGACCGCGCCAAGAAATCCGGCTGGCGATGGAGCATCGGCGACACCCGCCGCGTCCCCTACCGGCTGCCCAAGGTCATCGCAGCCGTCGCCGACGGCGAGCCAGTCTGGATATGCGAGGGCGAGAAAGACGTCCACGCCCTCGAGCTGGCCGGCGTCACCGCCACGTGCAACCCCGGCGGCGCCGGCAAGTGGCGGCCGGAGTACGCCGGGTTCTTCCGCGACGTCATCGTGCACGTCGTCGCCGACAAGGACAAGCCCGGTCAGGCCCACGCCCGCCAGGTCGCCGCGAGCCTCGAGGGCATCGCGTCCATCGTCGAGATCGTCGAGGCCGCGGGCACGCACAAGGACGCCGCCGCGCACCTCGCCGCGGGACTGGCCATCGGCGACTTCGAGACGACCTGGGAGGAAGGCGAGCCGGCCGCAGACCTCGCACCGGACCTTTACGAGTTCCTGTCCATCGAGGACGCCGGGCACGACTGGGTGATACCCGGACTGCTCGAGCGCGGCGACCGGCTGATCTGGACTGGCTTCGAGGGACTCGGCAAGTCGATGATCACGCGGCAGCTCGCCATCTGCGCGGCCGCCGGCATCCACCCGTTCGAAGACCGCCGCATCGACCCGAAGCGCGTCCTGTTCATCGACTGCGAGAACCCCGACCGCAAGAACAGGCGCCACTTCCGCGACCTCGAGCGCAAGGCGCGCGCCAACGGCTTCCCGGTCCCGCCGGGCGCGTTCCGCATCCTCCAGCGACCCGAGGGCGTCGACCTCACCCGGGCGGAAGACGCCGCGTGGCTGCTCGAGCGCGTCACGGCCCACAAGCCCGACCTGCTTGTCGTCGGCCCGTTCTACCGGCTCCACGCCGCGGACGCCAACGAGGAACAGGCCGCCCGCACAGTCGTCGCCGCCCTGGATGCCGCACGCCTCAAGGCCGACTGCGCGCTGATCACCGAGGCGCACGCTGGCCACGGCCAGGGCACCGGGCACGCCCGCAGCGTCCGCCCGATTGGCTCCAGCCTGCTCATGCGCTGGCCTGAGTTCGGCTACGGCATCGCACCGCACCCGGACGCCGAGAGAGACGACAGCGGCCGGTGCCGCCACGTCGAAGTCCTGGCATGGCGCGGGCCGCGTGAAGAGCGGTATTGGCCGCGCGAGCTGATGTGGGGCACGCACGAAAACGACTGGCCGTGGGTGCCCGCCAACGCCTTCCACCGTCCCGCCGTGAGGTCCGCGTGAACGTGCTAACCGACGCCTGCATGGCCTGCTTTCCCGGCGACGCACCCGCCGCGGTACCGGCGGAAGCACTGGCGAACGCGGACGGCACCGTGACCGCGGACTACTGCTGCCCGCTGTGCGGCCTGGCATGGCGAACCAAGTGGGAGATCGCGGCCGCGTGGCCCGCGGTGCGCGTCTACCGCCAGCCGTTCCCGCTGCTCGACGAGGCGATCAGGCTGCTGTCCGACCTGCTCGACGGAGAGGAACTTGAGCCCGTATGAAACCGCCGCAGCCCTGCCACGTGCCCGGTTGCGGCAAGGAAGCGCAGCTCTACCCGGCCGGGTGGCTGTGCGAAGACCACAAACCGCGAAACGGAGAAGCCAAATGAGCGAGCGATTCGCCGACCGCACCGCAGTGCGCGAAAAGGTTGAGTACGAGGGCGGCATCATGGAAGCCCTCGACTACGGCATCAGGTCCACCGACATGCCGCTCGGCGCCGACGACGAGGCCAGCCAGTGACCGCCCCCGGGACGCCCGCCAGCACCCTGGAGTGCACCGTCTGCGCCCCCGGCAGCCCGCACGGCGTGACCGCGCCCGGCGAGACGGCGGCCGCGACGCCAGGGCAGGCTCAGCTCGCTGCCCTCGTCGATGGTCACTTCTTCAGCGACGGGCCGAACCCGATGCAACTCGTCTGCATGACCGAAGACGATTCCGACGTTGAGTGCGACACCTGGGTTTCGGATGTCGAGCCTGGCATCACGTGGAACGAGCTTGAGCGCCGGATGGCCGAGCACGCCCGAGAGCACCACTTCACGGCCGCTATCGTCGCAGCGCCAGCCGCGCCGCAGCCCGCACCCGACCTCGACGCCGCGTTTGCCGGCGGGATGCGCGTCCGCACCGCCCCGTGCACAGCCGACGCCCACGACGGCGAGCACTTCCAGGTCCGCACCAACGGGCACTGGCTGTGCGCCCACCTGCTCGCCAGCATGCTCATCGCCCAGGGCATCGTCGCCGACCCCGAGGCGCAGCCCGCGCCCGAGCTGGAGCCCATCATCGTCAGCCCCGGCGACGGCACCCCGATCGGCGGCCTGCTGGCTCACGTCATGGGACCGCAGTCCGCGCCCGAGCCCGGCCCCGACGTCTGCGAGTGCGGCCACTACTGGGCGCACCACGCGTTCGGCGATGACGTCTGCGCGGTCGTCGACTGCCCGTGCACCCGGCCTCGTCCAGCGCAGCCCGCGCCCGAGCTGGCCGCCGCCATGCGCGAGACCCGCGAGCTGCGCCAGGAGATCGCCAGGGTCGCCGTCAGCCTCAGGGTCAGCGGATTCCTCTCGCCAGGCGACTGCGACAAGATCCGCAAGCGGCTCGAAGCGCTGGCAGGACCCGAACCGCACGTCCGCGCGGCCGGCCTCCGCGACGGCATCGAGCAGCTCGCCAACGACCTCGGCATCAGCGCCAACGCCACCCGGCCAAGCCGCAAGTCGAGCATCGAGGACGAGATCGCCATCGCGCTCCGCAAGCTGCTGGAGACGCCGTGACCGACGGCCAGGTGTACGACGCGGCCGAACGCGAGATGGATCTCTACCGCGCCGAGGTCACCCGGATCACGGCCGAGCGCAACGACCTCGCCGAGCAGTACGACAAGCTCCGCGCCCAGCACAAGGAACTGCTCGACATGTTCCACGGCACCGACTCCGGCCAGACCCTGCGCCTGTCTGGCGTGCGCCTCACCCGCATGTACGCCTCCGCCGGCATGCCCGTACCTGACCGGCTCAGCCACCTGGCGGGACAGTGACCGCCAAGACGCCGGCTCAGCTGGCCTGCGAGTCGTTCTGGGCAGCCGTCCGCCGCCAGAACGGCGGGCAGGACGCCGGCGACTGGCCGGGCAACGCCTGGGACTGGGCCCACGAGCGCAACAGCCGCGAAGCCTGGGCAGAAGCCGCGCAGGCCGTCCTCAACGACGCGTTCCCCGGCCTACGCGAGCAGGTGCGCCTCGCCCGCACCGACCGCGACCAGCTCCGCAAGCGAATGCTCGACCTCGCCGACGAGATCGACGAGTCAGCGCGCGGCGACGACGCGCTGACCGACGCTGCCGCCAAGATCCGGAAGGGGCTCGACCTGTGACCCGCATCCGCCGCGCCGTCGCCGCACTGAGGCGCCTGTTCCGCTGGCCAGAGCACATCACCCTGGAGGACTGGTGACCTGCGACATGTGCGGCCGTGCGACCAGCGGCACCCGCTGCGAGCAGTGCAAGAAGCTCGCCGAAGACCTGAAGGAGACCAAGTGACCCGGCCGCTGAAGCTGTACCTCGCCGGCCCCATGCGGGGATACCCGAACCTCAACTTTCCCGCATTCGCCGATGCTGCCGCGAAGCTCCGGGCAGACGGCCACCTGGTCTACAACCCCGCCGAGAACGCCGCGCCGAACCTCCGCGCCAACCTCGCTTCGGACATGACCTGGATAAGCCTGGTCGCCGACGGGGTCGTGTTCCTACCCGGCTGGACTGAGTCGCTGGGCGCGACAGCGGAGAACGCCCTGCGCATCGCCATCGGACTGCCCGGCTGGGAGCTGGACTCGTTCCCCGCCGCCACGATCTGACCTTCACCGAACCAACCACCATCACCGAGGAGAACGAATGAAGATCACCCGCAAGCCCGCCGCCCTCGCCGCCATGACCGCCGCGGCGTGCCTCGCGCTCGCCGCCGGCAGCCTGGGCGTCGCGAACGCCGTCACCGCCACCTCGCCCGTGCACCACGCCGCCTTGTTCGGCTGCGTGAGCCACAACGGCAGCGGCACGTTCGGCCCGGAGACCGGCTACCCGGTCACCTGCCCGGCCGGCAGCATCCTCGCCGAGGTCGGGCCCGGCACCACGGGCCCGGCAGGGCCAGCGGGCGCGCAGGGCCCCGCAGGGCCGTCCGGCGTCACCGCCGTCACCACCGAGACCGGCACCGCGGTACTGCCCGCCATCGGCGGCTCCTGGACCGCAGGGCACGCCGCGGTGAAGTCGTTCACCGTCCCGGCGGGCACCTACCTGGTGACGGTCACCGGCGACTTCTACAAGGCGGTCACCACCACCGCAACGCCCGTGCTGCAGGTGCAGCTCAACGGCGCCAGCAGCCAGCTCACCGGGTACACCGGGGCGTTCCCGTACAACGCGGCCGAGGCCGTGGGCGCGACCGCTGGCGTGCCGAACGGGCTCGAGCAGACCGCTGTCGCTGAGGGGATCGTGACGGTGACGGCGGGCGCCACGCTCGAGGTCGACTCGTTCGGTTACAACCCCGACCGCAGCGGCACTGGTGGTGGCGACTTCGGCGTCAACGCGACGGTGAGCCTGGTGCGGGTTACGGCGGCATCGTGAGCAGGGCCGAGCCGATGGGCCACATGCGCCGGCGGCAGCTGTACCGCTACCCGTTCATGACCGTTGGCCAGGGGCGCCGCTACCGCCACAAGCTCCGCCGCGAGCTGGGCACGTTCCTCGCCGGAGACGGCCACTACGCGGGCGACGCGGTGTCCCGGACGGAGCGCAACAAGGGCCATGCCACGCCTCGCCGCGCGGACGCGCTCCGGTTCCGGCTGGCCGGGCGGCGGTTCCTCGAGGCGCAGGCAGATCGTCGCAAGTCCGAGGCTGAGCTGCTGGAGGCATCATGACCGGCACCGGCTTCCGCGAGAAGCTCGACGACGAGTGGCACGAGTTCTGGTCCAGCCTGCCCGGCCGCCATGACGAGCCCGAGCCGCGCCCGCGCCTGCGGCCGCCGCAGCCGTCGTTCACGCCGCACGACGTGTCGACGCCCGCACCATCCGAACCGCCCGTACCATCCCAGCAAGGCCAGCCGGAACCCCCGGCGCAGCCGGAACCCACCCAGGAGGAACCCATGTCACAGCTGTCCGACGAGCTCAACGCCCTCGCCACCCGCCTCGCCCCCATCGACGACGACTCCGTCACCAAGCTGGAGCAGGTCAAGGCGGACCCGGACAAGTCCCGCGCGTTCGACGCCGTCGCCGCGCTGCCGGCGCCGCTGTCGCCCGCCGCGTCAGCCATGGTGATGGCGCTCGAAGCGCTCGCCCAGCAGCCGCAGTGAGCGCCCCGGTGCGAGAGCAGGCGGCGTACGGGCTGGCCGACGACGAGGCGAAGCTCCGCGAGCTCGTCGCCGAGATCCTCGGTCACTTCGGGCCGTCCGGCAGCGGCTGCACCGCCCGCGTCGGCCAGGTCCAGATCGCCAAGTGGCGCACCCGCGCAGGGCTGACGCGATGACCGCCGCCTGCCTCGCACCGCGGCACGACCGGCCGGAACCCGCCGCACCTCATGCGTTTCTCTGTCGCCCGTGCACGTCGGGCCTGCGCCGCGACCTGCGCCGCCTCCCGCTGCTGCACGCCGGCCTCGCCGAGCTGCTGGACCCGCGCCGCGCCAGCGGCCCGGGAACCGGCAGCGGCGGCGGCGGCCTGCCCTACCATGAGCCCGCCGCCGAGGCCATGAGCCAGATCGCCCACGACGTCGAGCACTGGACGCTGCGGGTGCTCACCGAGCGCCAGCCGAACATCTGCCCGGTGCGGACCATGGCCGCGATGTGCGGGTGGCTCGCCGGGCAGGCCGAGTGGGTCATGTACCGGGACTGGGCGGGTGACATGGCCGGCGCGGTC